ATCTGCAACGATAGGGATATATTTCCAGGGCTGTCAGAAGTCCTGGCATGGGTTCATGGGTCACACCAAAATCAATTATCTCTTCATCACCTTTTTGCTGTGCTTGCTTTTCATAGGCAATGGCATATGTTGGAAAGGCGGTTTCCTTTGTGATTTCTCCTGCATGTTCCATTGCATGAAGCTGAAGAACAACTTTGGGAATGTAGAAAGAAATGGTGATTTCTTCAAGCGGGTTTCTAATCTCTTCAACGATTGTTTGGCCGGAAGAAGGATCACCAAGTTTGGCACCTTTGACAGAAACTTTCTCCATTGATCAACTCCTTGGAAGGATGCTTGCTCCCCCAGGAAAAAACAGGGGAGCAAGCCTTGCTTCTACTGACTGATAATTTTGTTTCCCGCAATCAAGAACTTGCCGATCCCTTCCAAAACTTTCTGAAGGCCGGTCAGCTTTTTCATATGCTCTTGGTTCACCCAATAGGAATGAACAACACAGGGTGATTGCATACACTTCATATAATTGCCTTTGTTGATGCAATGCTGGCAGGGATCTTGCGGAAGTTGAATTATGTTGTCCTTTGTCATCAACTTTCCCCTAATTGATTTGGAGATTTCCACAGGTTCCAGGTGGCGGCTCCGGCTTGGTGCTGGCAGTCACAATTGCTGTGACACACTGAACAGTTCCGGTGTCCCACCTTGAGCCAACAACAACCTCATAGTCTGTGGAATATTCCAGGTCAGGAATTGTGATGGTGTTGGAAGTTGATTCGATTGTCTGCCACTCAGTTTCTCCAACCTTTCGATAGCTGAGAACATAGACAACTCTTGCCAAATCTTCAGGTGTCAATTCCCTCCCAAGTTCAGCACAATCACCAATGGCAGTTGTGTGAGTGGGAGCATCAAAGGTTGCGGTCATTGTGGTTGCCGCCCATGCTGAAACTGTCATGGCATAGAACAGCACCAAGACCAATGTGATTTTCAGCCCTGCTTCCAGTTTCTTTTTCATTTTCTTTCTCCTTCTCTTGGGGTTTATAAAAAATTTAATAGAATACTAACACAAACCACACCCTGAAAACAGAGCCTTTTTTATTTATTCCAACTCACTGACAATGGCTGAATATTTCCCGAATTGGCCGCTTGATGGACTTCCTGGCCGCCAATCCAAAAGGCCAATCAACACTCCCCCAATATCAACAATCTGCTGAAGGACTTTCTGATCAATGCCGGAAACTTCGGGATCAACTGAAAGCCCAATTGAGCATGTCCAATTCCTGAACAGTGGGCGGCATCTGATGTGTTTTGATTTGCCTATGGCGGCACGTTTCAGGAAGAGTTCAAACCCCAGATCATTTGCAACTTCTTTGTGTTTTTTGAAATCCAATTCTCCAATCAGGGACTTGATAGGTTGCCAGGGAATTTTGTTTCCATCTATGATCAGAGGGAATCCAATGTCATCAAGAATGATTTGGGAGGTCAGTTTTTTGAAAGTCTCTTTTCCTTTTCCGGTTTTTATCTTCACACCAGCATCCCTGAAATGGGTCATCAAGCAATCAGCATCCAACACCAAATCCTCACCGTTCTGGTAGACATAGCCAACCCAAGTCCAGGGCGGTGAACGGTCATCTGCTGTCACACTGATTTGTTTGTTGGCCGGATCTTTCCGCCACTCCTTGATGCTTTCATCATATTCCAAATTGTCTTTGTGCATGATCAGAGGAGTTGTTCCTGTGAAATCAATTTTGAATCTCTTCATTCTCTGTTCCTTTCTAATGATCTTCACTTGCTAATGATTGATTGATCTTGCCTTGATCCTTGCCCTGCCTTGCCTCTCCCGCCTTTCCATGATATGCCACACCCTGCCTTGCCATGATCCTTGCCTCACACCACCTTGCCAGTCCATTCCCCTCCTCACCGCACAGGGCCGTTCCCTGCCTCACCATTCCAAGGCCCACCATCCCAGGTTCCTTGCCTTTCCTAGCCATGCCGATCCTGGCCGCACCCGACACAACCGAACCTTCCCGCCCATTCCGCACCGCACCGCACCTTTCCTTGATCCAAGCCACACCAAACCTCACCAGACCAGACAAGAACATTCCATGTCTCACCACACCCTTCCTTGTTCCTTGCCGTTCCACTCCTCACCTCTCCTCCCCTCTCAATTCCTCACCGCACCTTCCCACACTTCACCAAGCCATGATCCCTGCCTTACACCACCTTGCCACTCCTTGCTTCTCCTCACCTTCCTTTCCATCCCAGACCTCATCCCACAAAGCCAAGATCCTTGCCATGCCATGCCGCACAAGACCATGCTGTTCCAGGCAACACAATTCCTTGCCCTGCCTCACCATGCCGTTCCCCTCCTTGTTCCTTGCCGTTCCAATCCTCACCTCCCCTTCCCGTTCCTAACACCACCAAGAACCATCCCATTCCCAACCGTGCCTCACCATGCCGCACCATTCCAAAAAAGCCCTCACCTTGATCCTTGCCGTGCCTTGCCATGCCGAACCGTGCCGAACAACACCACTCCGGTGCTTGCCAAACACCACCAAGATCCTCACCCGTTTTCTTTTTTATCCAGCAAAGGCAATGGTGCCTTGCTCCTCAGTCTTGCCGCTTCAATGAACCGCTTGCCAAGATTCTCAATGAAGTCCAGCTTCCTTGACTGTGTTGGTTCAATCTGATCCCTGTCCACACAGCCAGCAACTTGCAAACTCCTTGTGGCATAGGCGGAAGCCGTTGAGAATTTCTTGGCAGAGATGTCAACCTTGAGATTGTCATCTGCAACAATGAAAGCCTCTCCGCTGACTGTGCCAACAACAATTCCTTTGGACAGCAATTCCTTTCTCCAAACATTTGTGACTGTTCGGAATCTCTTTGATCCATAGGGACTCCCAATCATTTCACCAATTTCAACATATGGAATCTTTCTGTCACTGGTGAGTGATTCATCTGGGATCTTCTCCCTGATCTTTGCAATGTCTGGCGCAACTGGAATGAAGCCTCTGAAGATTCTTGCTTTCCTTTGTTCCATGAAATGCCCTCCCTATTTTAATTTTTCTACTATGGAATTTCTGTCTTTATAGTTGACCTGATAGCAGGAATCAAAAGCAGGAATGAGGTTGTCATCATGGGTGACTATTATGAACTGAATGTCCAACCTCTCTGAGAGTTCCTTCAACATCCTGCCAGCCCTTTCAGACAATGCGCCCAACCATCTGAAAGGCTCATCAAGTATCATCACATTTCTGGAACGTGGGTTCTCCAAATACCAGAGAACAATTTTTATTCCAAGGGAAATGATGTCAAGGATTCCGCCGCCGCAGTCATCGGCAGGATTCAATTCCTCATCATTTTCAAAGACAGCAATTCGGCATTCCGTTCTGTTCCTCTTTTGTTCAAGGATCAGCTTGCATTGGAAATCCCTTTCTTCATAAACTGATTGAACTGCTGAAGACACAAGGGATTCAATTCTGTCAGTGAAATTCTTTTGAGCCTGTTCACCAGCCAGGATGATGATGTCCCTGGCCTGTTCATGATCCCTCATTTGCTCATCCAAAAAATCAATGTCAGATCCGTGCTGTTTGATTTGTTCCCCATAGATTTTTTGTTTTGCTTTGACCTCTGCCAAGTCTTCCTTCAGATCATTGATCTTCCGTTCCATAGAGTTCATCCTCAATTGTTTTGATCAATCGTTTCATTGCATCATCATTTTTCTGCAACTCTTCCTTGATTGCTTTGATTCTTTCTTGTGCCTGCTTCTCATCTTCGATGTTGAGAGAATCCTTCATGTCCTGCAAAAGTTCAAGTTCCCTTTGGCCCTCAATCTTCAGCAAGGCTTTTGTGTTGGCAATCTCTTCTTTGATTGCTTTCAGTTTGCTCTCAAAACTCATTTCATTTTCTCCATTAGCATTGATGATAAAATCTCTTTGACATTCTCACCACCATCGAATGCCTCAAGAAAGTTTTGCAAGATTGCCAGGAAGTCAGTTCCCTTTTCCTGAACTTCCTTGATGGAAGAAATAAATTCATCCATCATGTCAATTGATGATGTGGCCCTTTCCGTTTCTCTGCCTGCCACTCTGATGCAGTTGTCATGATGTTCAAAGGGAAGAGTTGCCCATTGATGATTTATTTTTTTTCCATTTATATCAATGATCCAATATCCAGGTTCATGCAAAAACAGATCAGAGGTTTTCCTGATCATTGGGCCGGAGTTGACAATCAACCGTTCCTTCTCCTTCTTGCTGAATGTCCTGTGTTGATCCCCACAAATTATGAGGTTGTATTTTGATTGATCCCTCAGAAAGATGTTGGCCTTTCTATATTCCTGATTGGGATTCAATTCAATGTCACTGATGTTGGCATGGATCACAAGGATGTTGAAAGCCTTTGGATCTTTTGGTTCTGGAATCTCCTGGCCGAAACTGCAACCATAATAATTGACAGAAGTTTTTTCACTTGTGGAAACCATTGGAGTTTCATTCAGGATCTTGACAAAGCCTGCCGCTTCTAAAACTCCCAAGGATGTGTTGGATCTTGTTCCTTCAGAATAAAGATAGGTGTCATGCTGACCGAAGACAGCCAGAACAGGTTGATCAAGATAGTCATCAAGAAGATTGATGATCTTGGGAAGCAGGAACCATGATCTTGGTTTGTCGAATAGATCACCAGCAACAACAAGTTCCACTTCCTCATCATTGTTCTTTATGAAGTCCAGCAGGCTTTCAAGTTTTTCAATCTGTGTCTCAACCACATTGTCAGCACGGCAACCAAAGTTTTTATCTGTCAAGTGTATATCAGCCAAAGCAATCAATCTCATTGGAAAGACCTCTTGATCAATTGTTGAATGTTGAGTGGGGTTTCACAGGTTGGACAGATTTCTTGTTGACTGAGCAGTTCTTCCAATTCCTTTTTCAGCCGTTTCAGATTCTCTGTCTTCTTCCTGTTCCTGGCAACAAGGAAAATATATCCTTCAACCAGTTGTTGATCCTGAAGCAATGACTCTCTCTTCTCTGCCAACTTTTCATGCCTGACAATCTTCTTTTCAACACTGGAAATCCTGGCAGAAATTTCTTCAGCTTCTTTCAACTTCTCTCTGCATTCTTCCAGGTCATCAATGAATCCAAGCAGGCTGGTTTCTTCAGCATCCAGGGCTTTCTTCTTTCTGGAAAGAACATCCAATCTGTTTATGTATTTTTCAACCTTGGGAATGTCAGGAAGATTGGCAACACTGTCTTCAATCTTGTCTCTTTCAATTTCCTTGAATTTGATTTCCCTTGAGAAGCCGCCAATCTTTTTGCTCAGATCAGAAACAAATTCATCAACCTGTTCCAGGTGGGTGACTCTGTTGATTGTCTTTGCAATCTCTCCGCTTGAGGAAGTGACAAGGAAGGGAGGATCAAGTTGACTCTGGAAATTCAACTCACCCAGATTCAACACCTGAAGGATCTTGTCAGGAACAGTCTGACTTCCCTTCCACTTCTCACCGTTCAATTCATAGAAAGTTTCCTTCAGTGAAATCTTCCCATCCTTTGCTTCGGTCATTATTTTGGTGAGGATTATTTTCTCACCTGAGTTGAGAATCACTTCAACGGTGCAAGGCTCTTTGACATCGGCTTGGTTGTTGAAATACCTTGCACCCTGTGGGCGGTTGTTTGCTAATAGATTGAAGGCTCTGAGAATTGCAGTCTTCCCACTTTGAGAGATTCCCACAATGCCATTGATGCCTGGGGCAAACTCCAATTCAGTTGATTTGTGTGACTGAAAGTTTTTGATGCTGATTGATTTGATCATGATTTTCGCATCTCCCACCTGTGATATATTTTTGCAAACAGAAGGATGGCAATGCCAAAAATGAAAATGGTCTTGCTTGTTCGGAATTGATCTTGAATGTCTTTCAACTGTGCATTGCAGGCTTCCAACTCTTTTTGTATTTGTTCAAGTTCAGGCTCCTCTTGTTCAAGTTCAGGCTCCTCTTGTTCAAGTTCAGGCTCCTCTTGTTCAAGCAACTCTTCCACAAGTTCAGGCTTCCCTTTGATTTCCAACTCTGGCATTTCTAAAATGAGAGAGGCAGAGGCAGGCACAGCAGTTGGAATGGCAAGAAGGATTATCAAAAGCAAAACCATTTCACTTCTCCTTCATAAACTTTTTCAAGATCCAATCGAGAACATTCAGAGAAGCATTCAAGACAATATCAAAATAATAAACTCCATAATAATATTTGGCGGCATGTGCAAACACAAAATCATCTGGTGAAATAAACTCAATGGGAACACCTCTGTCATCTATGTTCCAAATTCGATCAACCAAAAAATAGTGCCACCATAATAATCCGTTGAGTTCTGGGTTGTTCATGTCAATGGTGAAGGGCTTGGGGATTGGATAGTCTCCCATGTAGACAACGGTTTCAAGGCCATCAACCATGTTATCCATCCAGACCATTTTTCCTTTCTTCATTTTTACAAGTCTTTTTCTTCTTTCCATGAACTCCTCCTTTTCTCAAAATCAAATATATGTTTGCAATGCTCAGATCAAACATGATGGTCAAGGCTTTTGCCGGAGTTCCTGATTTGAACTTGGCAACAATGTTTTCATTCCTGATTCTTTTCAGTTCCCTTGAGCCTGCGGCTCTGCTCTTTTTTGGGACAGCTTCAGAAACACTGACAGTTTCCCAATATTGATCACAGTGAGGGCAAATGAAAGTGGTTCTCCCTTGATTCAGATTCTCCATACACTTTGCACAAACCAATTCAATTTTCCGTTTCATCTTCCACAATATCAATCTTGGTGACGATTTGTTTTCCATTGCTCTTGTTCACAATCAGCTTGACTTCCTTGTCACTCATGAGGATGTTGGCGGCATCATCATCAAGAGGGAAGTCAGAGGCTTCAACTAGGCTTCTTATTATTGTTACTATTTCCGTTGGTTCGAAAAAGTTGTATTGAGTAGCAATGATCAGTTTCATTCTGTCTCCTTTTGAAATCTTCAACGGCTTTGTCAAATTGCTTGTTTCTAATTTTAGCACAATGAAAAAACAACAACACCAAAAAACAGAGGATGAACCAAGCAACAAAACCAAGGACAATGCCAATGAAGAGTTTCATTCCTGCCTCCTCACAAAACTATCTATTGTCACCAGAACCGGAGAGTGCATTTTTTATTTTTCGGTTCTGAAGTTTTTGGATGTTCACAGTGGCAACATCTTGAAGATCAATTCCCAAATCAGAGGCAAGGTTTGCAAGATACCAAAGGACATCACCCATCTCCTTCATTATCTCAAAAACCTTTGAAGCGGTCAGTTCACCTTTGTCATCTCTGATGAACTTCTTCACCTTCTCTGCCACTTCACCTGACTCACCACAAAGCCCAAGGGCCGGATAAACTATCTTGTATTCACTTGGATAGATGGCGGTTTGCCTTGCCAACTCTTGATATTTATTTATATTCATTATTCACCCGAACATGAGAACAAGATTGTTTTTGATTTTCCTGGCTGTCTGCCAAACACCAATTGCATCTGCAAGATGTTCAAAAGTTCCTTCGGCAAACCAGACATTTCCACAATAGATTTCCCGCCTTTGTTTCTTTGCACCCTTCACCATTCTTGTTGGAAGATTGAAATCAGAAATTGCTTTGTTGATCATGTCATCTTTGGAAGCTGTCCTGTTTCCAAAGAATCCTTTCTTGACATCCCCAGGAGTGAAGAAGTTGATTGAGATGTCTTCACAGAAAGTGATCCCTGACAAGGCTCCGATTGACAGACCAAACATCTTGGCGGCTCTTGCGCTTTGACTCCCTGCGGGAAGTTCAGCAATGATTCCTTTCACCTTGTATTTGTCAAGAAGGGAAGTGATTGCAGAAACCATTTGAATGGTTCTGTCAAAGTCATCATTGGCAACTGAGATGTTCCGCTTCTTTGATTTCTCAGTGATGACCACTTCAGCTTCTTGGATGATTCCCTTCTTGACAATTATGATTCCGGTTTTTGCACCGCCCAAGTCCAAACACATCAATGGCATTATGCTTCCCCTTTCTTCATTGCATCTTTATATTTCATCACTTCTCTCAAGGGGAATTTCCAAAACCGGCTTCCCTCATCCTTGAAGGCTCCCATCAAACCCTTCCTTCCCAATTCAATCACATCATCTGGCGAACAGTTGAGAATGTGAGCAACATCTTTGCTTCTCAGAATTTGTTTGATCTTAGCCATTGGAAATTCTCCTTTCAATTTTAGGGGCTGACCATTCGGCTGGCAATAAAGAGATTCAAGACAACCCCCATTGCCAGCAGAAAACCAACAATCAAGTTTCTCCAAAACTTTTCCATTTTCCTGACCTCTTTGAATATGATGAGGAACAGAAGACCACTGAGCAAAAGTCCAAGTGGTGTGTATAGAAAACCAAACACAGTGGTCAACCATTCATCCATCTTTTTTTTCCGTTGCAGAATAATAGATGGCGGGTTCAGCCAGGACAACAAACTTCCTGACCTCTCCGCCATCTGGGTTGTCTGTCATGAGAACTTCAACCTGACCATCACTTCCAGTTTGCATCAAGCAATATTCCCCATCCTCTTCATTGTATTTCTTTGCAAACTCTTCAGCGGCTTGTTCAATGTCAGTGCCTCTGATTTCTTTCCACTCATCACCATAGGATTCATGTTTGAAATAGAAGACAGGTGGGCATTTGTGTTTGCCTTCCCAATCAAACCTTCCACAAATGCCACACCTCACAAAGTTTCCCAGAGTGGAAAGTTTCTTCACCGATTTTTCAAACTTGTCCAGATCACCCAATGTGTTTGGCCTCCTTTTAGAAAACTTCAAACTGAATTAGAATCGCCAAGACAACCAGAAACAAACCAATTGCCATTAACCATTCACCAAGCCTCATGCTGGTTCCTCCTCCTCTCCCGTTGCTTCTTCTTCTGCATCCAACACCAATCCTTCTGCCTCTAATTTTTGAAGGTGTTCGATCCGTTCAGGGAGTTCAGAGATGGGAACATGAAGAACAATTATTTTGGTTGGAGAGTGACAGGTGACAACCTTTGACTTTGTTGATATGAGAAGGAAGTCATCCAACAACTCTTCTTCTCCTGGGAGAGGAATCATTTCCCTGACAATATATTTCACCTTTCTAGTGGGAAGGGAAATGATGTCTCCATTTTTGCAAACAGCCAACGGCAAGTTCACTTCCAACACTTGATCTTTCACTGACATGATTCTCTCCTTCTTCTTCTGTTAGTTGTTAGGCTTCTGAAATTCCTCTCATCAATCTTGTCCAATTGAAATTCTCTGCCTTCAATGCCTGCCGGAAGGTGATTGGATCACCTTTCAATCTCACCAACCTATTGAGAAAGACAAGGGCATTGCTTTCAACTGAAATTTTCTCTTCAACAAAAAGCCTGCCTTTTTCTGACAGTCTCCAAAGCCCACTGGAAGTTGGTTTCTTTTTTTCTCCTGCTTCTTCTTCAGTCAACACTCTTGTCTCAACCAAGTCCCAATGCCTCACCATTGTCCAGTTGTTTACAGTTCCCTTGATGTCATATTCCTCTTTGTTATTCACCCAGGAAGAAACCTCAACAAATCTTTCAAAGCCATTCCGAAGATGTTCAACATAAAGCAACCCCAAGATTTTTGTGTGGCCTGATCTGAGGTGGTAATCATAGACCATGATTCTTGTTCCATCTATGGGGCAACGCAGATCCGTTCTTCCTGCAAAGGCTTTTTGCCACATTATGTCCCTGATTTTTTCAGCGGCATCGGGACTGTTCAAAATCATTTCTTCACAACGATCCCAACCAGCCAGGAAACATTCTGAGGCGGTGAATTTTTCCTTGTCTCTATTCCTGCGGAACCATTGCCTCAATTCTCTTTGTGATTCTTCCATCCTTCTCCTCCTTAGTTGACAGGCTGGCAAGCCGCCCTTGGGATTGGTTCTTCAGGTGTCCGTTGCCGGAGCCTGCTTTCATTGGCTTCACCAAGAACCCAATCTTCCATTGCTTCAATTGCCAGCTTGACTGCAATCACATTGTCAGTGTCAGGGAATTTATATCGGTTGGAAAGGTGGAAGCAAAGTTCAGAAATATTTCTTTCATTGAACTTGATGATTCCTCCGCCTCTCCTGATGATGTAGTTGTTCTTTGATCCCTTCACAAACAGATGACCGGTTTCTTCATACAGGGCAAGTTCATCTTTGCCGATCAGATCCAAGAGAAGATCCTTGGCTTTGACTTCGGCTTTCTCTTTTTCATCGGCAAGGATCTGCGCCCTGATTTCTCTTTCAACTCTTTCAGCTTCCCGTTGTTCCCTCTGCCTCTGCATTTCTTCAAAGTCCTGCTCCTGATAAATTCTCACAGGCTGATAGGATGGTTCATGGGAAGTGGAATCGGTTGAGTCTGAAACCCAAGTGAACCAGATGGTTTCATTGCTTCCAGTTGAAGTGATTGGGGTTCCGTTGTTCCAAGAATCCCAAACCAAATTTGAACCTGTGGAACAGGTTGCAGTTGTGTTCGTTGTGGTGTCTGTCCAGGTTGTCCAGATTTCATCACTGGCGGTGATGATGCTTGCACAACTGCTGACACAGGTTCCTTCATAGTCAGTTGCCATGTTCACTCTCCTCCTTTCTTTGGCTTGCTCTTTCAGATTCATCATCTGCAAAAAGGTTTGGCTCTGTCTGAGAGGCAATGATCATTTGCATGATTAGAAACTTGTTGAGTGTTGTCAGCAATTGCCAGCCCTGGAAGGAAACACAAATGCCAACAACGATGAAGAAAGATTTCACAAAGGAATGCAGAACCAGAGAGAGAAACTGAATCTGCATTGCCTCAGTCAATGCCAGGGCAAAGGCAATCAGAACAATGGTCAATGTCAAAGGTGATGGTGAGAGAATTTTTGATTTCATCTCACCCCCCTTCAAGTTGAGGGATCATGATGATCTTGCCAGCTTTGGGATTGAACTTCTTCATGATCTTTCCTTGGCTCCCATCCTTCTTGACAGAGTAGGCGGTGAAACCTTTTTCAATGAGGCTGTCAAACTGTGCCTCTGCCGCTTCAACCTCATCTTCATTCTCAGGGTCAAAGACAACTTTGGTGTCACCACTTCCATCAAGGATTCTCATCTCACCCATTTGTTTTTCTCCTTTCTTCTGTTTGTTGATGGTTTGCGTTGCAAAACCCTGGCTTCAAAATTGAGGCGTTTTGGTCTATGCCCAACCCTTGCCTTGATTGAGTTTGTCCATTCTCAGCAATCCTCAGAAGCCTGTTTTCATAGTTCTGGGAAAAACACCACCTTTTGTTCACAGCCTAACTGCATTTTCCTTTTTTGAGTTCTTGGCAAATTCCCTCCTTGATTCCTTTGATTAGTTGATCCGCTTTTTTTCTATTCTCTGGTGACATTCTCCCAGAGGTCAATTTCATTATTTCTTTGTTGTCAAGGATTCGTTCATATTTCAATTCATTCACCAAATCATCATAGTCAAGTTCACCATATTTTTCCTTGAAGGCTTGAACGTCCTTGACTGCAAACTCCCACCGCCATCTTCCCTTCTTGCCTTTCTTTTCTCCGGCCAGCAATCCTTTCCTGGCAAAGTTGCTGACAGTCTCAGGCATACAGTCAAGGAAATAGGCCACATCTCTTGTTGACATTTTTTCCACAGTAGAAATCCCTTGTTGGATATTTTCAAAATTTGCGGCAAATTTTGAAAAACTATATCAGCCCTTTTTTCTTTGCCAGCCATCTTGGAATCAAGACTGATCCCTCTCCTTCATATTCACAAACACTTTTGGGAAACCAATCTTCAAGCCCTTCCACATCCAACAACCAAGCCTTGTCTGTTTCATGAATAAACTCATCCACTTCATAGGAATCAAATTCTTGGTCATCTTCATAGTCACTCATTTCTTTTTCTCCAAATCCACAGCCCTGTTCCTTCTCATGGTTTTTATGTCAGGCTTTGGTTTCTCTTTCTCCGGCTTCATGTTGATTGTTTCTTGAATGACCTTCCTGGCTTCTTCAATGCCCATTGGTTTCTTTGGTTCTTCTTTCTCTGCCTCCATTTCCCAATCTCTGAGAAACTTTTGTGGGTCAGGCATCAACATTGCCATTTCCATCCTGGCTTTGAAATCCGCCTCAACCAATTCAACCATCTCACCTTCAACCAACTTGCCATCAACTTTCCTGACTGCTGATTTTGATTTGGTGACGATTTCAACCAGAGTCTTTTTCTTGGTCTTGCTCAGAGGCGGAACAGGTTCAGGAGTTTCTTCCATGAACCTCAAACCGAACACATCAAGTTCCCCAGAGGTCAATGCTTTTTTATATCTTGCATCGGCTCTTTTTCTCTCCTTGTCTCTGTCATTGTCCCAACTCAAAATTGTCTTCCCATTCTTCAAATTTTTTCAGGAATGAAGCAAACTCCATTGACTGAAAAAGAATCCAAAACTTTTCTTTGGTCAACTCATCATCAATCAATTCCATATGATTCAATTTATATTCTTCAGTTTCCAGAGGCAGAGAAACCAACTGAAGATTTCTTTCAATGATCTTCTGGTTCTCTGGTTCGTTGAACTTCTTCAGCAAGTTCTCTGAAACCTCTGCCTTCATTGCCAGTTTTATTGCAGGCATCTTTTCTGATTTGCTCTTGGCCGGATCTGCAACTCCCCTGATCCCAGGCACCCCATCGGAGTTGCAACCGCCAATGGCTTTTGCAGTTGCCCACACCTCTGGTTCTGCGCCATATTTTTTGATGAAGTTCTTCTTGGTCACAAGTCTTTTATATGTCCATTGGGAAACAGAATCATTCAAACATTGATAGAGGTCAGCATCACTGGACACAATGACAAACTCTCTGTCATTCCAATATTGGACAAGATAGGCAATCAGGTCATCTGCTTCAAAACCTTTTTGGCAGAAGATGTTCTTGAAGCCTAACAGGGGAAGGAATTTTCTCCTGATGAAATTGAATTGATTGAAGGCAACCATCAACTTGGCTGTGTCATCTGGATCTTTCTTTTCTCTCCGCTTCTTCTTGTAGTCAGGAAAGATTTCCTTCCGGTGATTTTCTTTTGAGTCCCAACAAAAAATGAATTGATTTGTCTTGAACTCTTTTGACAGGGAAAGCATCTGCCTTGCAAATCCAAAGATAACAAAAACCGGAACCTCTTGGACAGAGAGTTCCGGCAATGTGAAAAATGACCGATAGCAGAGGGAGTTGCTGTCAACTATCAAGGTTGGTTTGTCTGGATTGAATTTCAAATTTGTTTTCCTTTTTTCAGTTGGCATTCCTTTTGACTGCTTCTTGTAATTCATGACAGGACTTCCAAGCCTCTTCCATGTTGGGACTCCGAATCTTCAGGGCATCATAAAATATTTTTTTATAGTTCCAGGTGGATTCAAATCTCTTCCACCAATTCAGGAACTCCGCCCATTTGTTATCATGCCAAGTGGGACACCAAGCACCTGACCGGCAGACAAAGACCATGTTGAAGTCAGGAAGTTTTTCAGGAATTGAATAATAAATGTTGATGTCATATTCATAGAAATCAAATTCAACTTGATCGGCAATGATCTTGTGATCATCTCTTTTCCATTCAGGAAAAATGAGATTGTATTTGTCAAGCAATCGGTTTTCTATTGCCCTGAATGCCCAATTGGAACAATCAACCATGTTGTCAGGCAATCCTTCTCCATATCCCAAATCATGATGAGCATCGAAGTTCCAAAGCACAATATTTTCAGGAGGAGTGTCAGACAACAAAACTTCTATTGAGTTCAAACCTTCCAACAAAGTCCAAAGGCTTGAGTGGCTTTCAGAGATTGCCAGCAATCCAGGTTCCTTCTCCTTGTTGATGACAGAATCCCAAAAGGTTTCGAAGCCTGCGGGAGTGTAGGATTCCAGGGCCAATTCTTTTGTGAACAAGTTGATGTGGTTTGTCCTTGCAAACCAAATGTGGTTTATGAAGAAGCTGGCTTCCCTGTGTCCCCAATCATATCCAGAAGAATCAGGAAAGAAGAAATCCCAATCCACTGACAGAACATTATAATCCATGATGCCTCCCTGAAAAATACTGACAGCTAGAACCTCACTTTTTGTTTTCTCTCAATCCTGAATTTTTCTCTGATGTCTTCCCAAGTATCAATGACCATCTCTCTGAGTTCCACTTCCAAACCTTCTTTTTCAATGTGGTCAATGGCTGGCTGAATCGTTGCAAATGATTTCTTGAAAATATTATATTTATTATCACCAGTTGCTTCTTTGAAAAACTCAAGGTTTGCCATCACATCATCAATCCCATATCCAAACCGGATTGGAACAGAGCAAGTTCTGTATGGTTCATCAATGCTTGATTTTTTCACCTCACAGATTGAACGAATGCCAACGATCTTTTCAAAGACCTTGCTTCCAATCTTCTTGCTCTTTTTTATTTTGGAATTTCTATAGTCAGGAAAAACTCTGATTCTCAATGAAGCATAATATGGAATGCCTCTGCCGCCAGGAGTCACAAGTCCACTGTTCCCTTCCCTCTCTTGATTGGTGCAAGCAAGGATCAACCTCTTGTTGGCAATCACCCTGCAAGACTTCCGCAAGTTCTGGGAAAAATCCTTTGCCCTTTTCATTCCCATCTTGTCAGCATCTTCCATTTCCATTTCAGTTGAAAGGGCGGCAAGAGAATCAGCGGCAACAAGATTCACTGTGTCAGGGTTGGCGGGTTTCCAATTCCATATGTGACCAAACATTTCATTCACGGTGTCAGGGCGGTGATAGAGTTCTTCAGGCATTGACACTCCATAGATCCCACAATATTCTTTGTCCAGCCTTGCTTCAGGATCAAGGAATTTCACTTCCCCTTTTTTATCTTGAATGCTCCTTGATAGTTCAACAAGGATGCTTGTTTTTCCTGCGGAAGATGGGCCGAAGATTTCAATGATGATGCCGGAAGGAATCCCACCACCTCTGACTCTGCTTCCAGAGCAGGCAAGATCCAGCAGAGTTGATCCGGTTGAGAAAACTTCTTTGAAGGAAACTTCTTCCTTCTCCACTGGCTTTCTGATTGACTCTTTTATTTCTCCGGTTGTTGGCATCTTTCTTTTCGGCTTGGGTTTGCCGGTGGTTGTTTCACTTGTTTTCTTTTGGGTTCGTTTCATATATCTTCTCCGTGAAGCTGTGGGGAGGAATGGTCACTCCCCACAAGAACAAGACATCTATCTTTTCCGCCTTGGTTTTGCTTCAGCCTCATTGAGGATTCTTTGTTGCTCTGCGGCGCATTTCTCCCAGATGCCCTGATCACATTGTTCACAGTCATCCAGTTGATCACAGTCTTCACCCCAGACACCGTTCACAGGGCAATAGTCAACAATGTCTTCCTCACTTGCCTTGGCCTGCCGCTTTCTCTTGGGCTTCTCTTCAGGCTCATCCTCCTGGGGTTCTTCTTCTTCATAGACTTCATCCTCTGGAACATCCTCATCAACTTCTTCCGGCTCATCCTTGCCCTCATAAGGTGCGCCATAATAGATTTCAGAAATCTCTTCATAGGAAAGAACCTTGACATATTCATCAAGCGGGAGAAGGTCTTCAATATATTCTTCCATGTCATAATCCCGATCAACAAAACGATAGCCAGCATATGTTGGAAATTCCTTGGAAACATTCTTGATGGTGAATGCAACTGTCTTGCCTTCCCAATAATGACCATAGGCAATGTATGCTGTTTCTTTGCCATCCCTTGAAGGCAATTTGGAAATCTCTTGCAGATGGTCAACTGAATAAAAGAAGGGACTGTTCCAAAGCTGGACACCCTTGTCAATTTCCTTCTGGGTGTCTTGAACAACAACATGCCAGATGGCACGGTCTTTGGGGTTCAGATGTTTATAGTCATCAAATTCAACTCCATCACTTTTCATTTCAGCAACGTGTTCACAGATGGGACACTTCTTTCCATATGGGCCAGGGCAAACAACATCAATGTCCTGGGTTGGGCCAATGCGCCTGTGAACTTTCAACCAAAGAAAATATCTGAGTTTGTCTTCAACAAAGTTGACAGCCCAATCATTTGTGCCTGACTTGTAGGGCATGACATCCATGAGGTGATCCCCTGTCTTTGGATACCACCAACTGATTTTGGTGTCACCCATATCCAGAAGAACACTTTGCTTGCCGGAAGTCTTCTTCTCATCCTCTCTCTGTGTCTCCATGAGTTCCTTGGCAATCTTCTCTCTTTCCTCTTTGCTCATCCTCTTCCTTCCAGCGGGAGGAGCCGCCCTTCTTGTTGGCCGCTTTGCTCCGCCTGTGGGCGGTGGTGCTTTCCTTGTGGGTCTTGCCGCATTGCCTGCCGGTTGTCTGGTTCTGTTCGGCTTGCTGTCTACTGGCCTTCTTTTCATTTTTTGTTCCTCCTGAGTCTCATGGATTGTTCAGTTGCTTCACTTATCCCTTGATCAGTTTTTTTGACAGATGATTCCTTTGCCTCTTTGTTCACGTTGGGCTTTGAATAGAACCCTGCAATCCAAAGATCACTGAGTTTTTCCAAAGCCTTTTTCTTATGCTCCAATGCCCTGAGAACACCGCCATACACATTGCATTCTTCACAGGCATTCAAATATTCATCAAAGGCTTTTTCATATTTCACGGAAGCAATAATGGCGGATTTTATTCCTGATTCAGTGGGCTTGTCTTTCAGGCCAAACTCTGTGGGGTTCTTTCGGATTTCAATGTCCAACTCCGCTTGCACCAATTCCATCTGCTGTTTGATCTTGTCTCTGTTCTTGATGGCCTTGACAGAAAGTTCCGAATAACTCAAATAAAGGTTGTATTGTTTTTCAAGATCCTCATCCAGGTTGAAGCGGTCAACCTCTGTGTCAATGTCATAAAGATTTTCCGGCATGTTCTTTCCCTCCCCTATTTTTTCCTGAGATACTTCTTGAAATCCATGTCTTCAATTTCACTCCAAGGTTCATTTATCCTTCCAATCTTCACATCAATATCAAGAGGCACAATCAACCAATCAAATTTCCTGGCAGGCTTGACCACCATTGATTCATTGATGATCCGACAAATTTTCCCAACCTCTTTTGGATTCACACTGATTCCAATGGAGTCATGGATTTCCCACATTGTTTTTGATTGCAATCCCTGCCTTGCAATTGTGTTGTTGACATCCATCATGGCATAAAGCAAAAGGTGGAAGGCGGTGCCTTGGATCTTGCCATTGACAATCTGGTTGAAGGAGAGATGGCCGGATCTGCGGAAGCCAAATCTCATTTCAACATATCCCAACTTTTTATATCGTTCCACACTCTTCAACTGCCACTCTTTGACAACGGGAAACTTTCCCCAGAAGTCTTGTTCACAATCTTTGATGTGTTCTTCAAAGTCATCATATCTTCTGATTCCTTCATTCCTCAGATGCTTCTTGACTGTGACTTCCTCTCCGGTCTTCAAGCCCATGCAATTTTGCCAGAGGTTTGCGGCACAGGCTTTGAAATAGCTTCCATAAAATTCAGGGAAGACAAAACCATTCTTGGCAAAGAACCTCAACTCTCCTGTGAGTTGCTGTTCATTGAGTTTGAAAATGTTCATGGCCTGATCACGGTGCATATCAGTGGTGGGGTTCAGGATATAGTTCACCAATGTTGGATCTTGTGATTCACAAGCAATGATCCTGACCTCAAGGGAACCATAGTCAACCTCTGCAAGCCGATCACCCCAATGAGGAAAGACACCATCCCTGACATATTTCTTTGTCACTTTGTCCCTGATGGGTTGGTTCTGAATGTTGGGCTTTGAACTGCTGGATCTATAGGAAGCCGCTGTGTGCAAATCAATGAAAGGGTGAACAGTGTCATCCTTTGATTTCTCTTTTCTGAACTGGCTGAGATAGGTGTCCCTGATCTTGATCAGCTTCCTTCTCTCAAGCAACTTCCTGGCAACCGGATTTTTCAGGGACTCCAAAACTTCCCTGTCCACAGAATCAAAATCCTTTGCAGTCTTCTTGATGGATGTCAGGCCAAGAACATCAAAGAACAGTTCCCTCATGTCTTTGGTGCTGTAGTCTTTGGCCTTTCTCTTGAAGGGTCTTTCCTTCATCTCTTCAAACAGCTTTGCCTCTTTGCTGTTCTCAATTTGGGTTTCTGACTTTGCAATGTTGATAGACAGCTTTTTTTCAACCTCTTCAAAATATACTGGATCAATGCAAAGTCCATTGTGCTGAGTTTCCGCCAATGTCTTCAGCCCTTCAAGGAAGAACACCCTGGCTTCTTCAAGCAATGATCCTGGCCGGATCTTCTTCCCTTGCACCTCTGCCAGGGCAAAGGTGATCCATGCGTCAAGTCCACCATAGGTCAGCAGATCAGAGAGGGGAGCCTTGTCAAGGTTGTTCCTGCTCCCTTCACCTGACTTCATGAATGGTCTGATTGATTCATCATAGGGAGGGATTCCAAAATTGACATATCCCTGAAACTTCAGGCCGGAGAAATTTATTCTGGAATCAAGAATGTGGGCGGTGTTCATTGTGCAAGTCAGCCAGCCAACAACCGTTCTGACACCGAAGACAACCCTTGACCAGATTTCTTCAAACTTCAGATTGTGGGCAATCTTGGAAACATTTGGGTTGTTCAGGATTTCAATCCAAAGAGATTTGATTTCATAATAGTCATCATTGGTGAAGCCAGCTTCAGGATGGTCAAAGGGAAAAGCAATTGTGAATCTTGAGGTTGACACATTGATTGACCAAACCTTTGGGTCAGGGTCATTGTAGGGAGAAATGGAACTGGTTTCATAATCAAAAGCAATTTCTAGTTTTTTGTTGAGGATCTTTTTCAAATAATTCCTGATTGATTCAAAGTCAATCAACAATTTGATTTCATCTTCTGCCAATTCCCAAAAGGAATAATCACCGTTGAGTGGTCTGCTCTTTTTCCTGGTGACTGAGGCGGCACGTTTGATGTCTCTCTGCCATGTCAACTTCAGGTGGATGTCATCCTCATTCCTCAAGATGTATGAAGGATGGTAGATTGGCAAGATCCATGAATTGAATCTGGTCTGCTCCGGCACACAAAGACCTCTCCATCTGGTGATTGTCAGATTGGAAAACATGCGGTTCCAGAAACTTTCAACGGCTGTTCCGCCAACAAGGATGATAAATTTTGGATTCAACTGGCGGATTTCTTTTTCAAGAAAAGTTTCATAGCAACACTTTTGTTGCTTGCGGGTTGGCTTCTTGTTTCCTGGCGGTCTGCAACGGACAGCATTGGTGATCCAGCAATCCCTTTGAAGATCAATGCCAACCTTTCTCAATTCAAACCTGAGAAGTTTTCCAGCTTCACCAATGAAGGGTTGACCGGCTCTGTCTTCCTCTGCTCCTGGGGCTTCCCCAATTATCAGAATTTGTTTCAGCCCTGTCCCAGAGTATTTCATTTCAGGGCTTTTGGCATTCTGAAACAAGCCGCAAACCTCACAGTCATAGACAGTCTTTGACTTGGCCTTGACCTTTGGCTTTGGCTTCTCAAAATCTGTGTCAGGGATTTCTTCCCAGGTGTCAGGAACCACTTCCTTGGGAATCAATTCTTCATACAAGGGCAGAGGAACTGAGGCGGCTGGTGTTCGGAACTGTGTGGCGGTTGTTGCTCCTCCGCTGTTCTTCTTTGCCTTGAGTTTTGGTTTGGCTTTTGGGCGTTTCTTCCCCTGATCTTTGGGCAACCGGATGTCAATTGCCCTGTTCTTTCGGCTGATCATAATGTTTGTTTTCTTTGTTCTAATGTCTATGAATAATAATAGTCAATGTCAGACAGCATCTCTTCGATTTCTGCGATTTGATCACCATCAAAAAAGACTTCCAATGACCTCAACCAATCCTTTGCATGGCTTGCATGTTTATCAGTATCAACCAAGACAGGCATGTTGGTTTGATTCTCTGATCCATCTTCATGGATTGAATAGACAAAGGCATCTTTGATTTCCAGGGCAACGATGGGAGAAGGAATCTCTTCTTCCTCATCCTCATCGAAGTTGGGAGCATTGACCAACTCTTTTGATTTTCTTTTGGCTGGTTTCTTCTGGGGTTTTTCTTCCTGCTGTTCTTCCTGCTGTTCATCATCATCAAAATAAACGGTTTCATCTTCTTCCGGTGGTGCATCCTCTTCCGGCTCATCAATGTCACCATATTCAGGATTGTCCACAACCTTGCTGGCTGTCTCAATCTCTTCTTCAATGGGATCTTTTTCCGGCTCAACCAGATCCACTTCTTCATCCTTGGCTTCGGCGGGATCTGCGGGAGGTGCTTGCTCTGATGATTCTTCTTCCACAGTGGAATCAGCATCAACAAGTTCATCTTCTTCAGTGGTGGGCGGCTCATCATCTTCGGTTGAAGGCGGCTCCTCAGTCTCAACTTCATTCTGGCCTTCGGCTTCAGGATCATAGAAGTTTTCCTCATAGAACTGTTCCATCTCCTTTGTGATGGTGCCTTTGGGAACTTGTCCTTCATCCTGTCCATCATCAATGAACTCCAAAGCATCCTTGACCTTCAGGGCCAGGGAAAGAAGGTTGCTGGCTTTGAAGTCTTTCAGGTTGATCTTTTTTCCCTCTGGAACAAATGCAATTTGATTCAATTGTCTTGCAATCTTTTTGAACTCGACAAATGAGGATTTTATGTTCATCTTTCAATTTCCTTTCAGGTTGAAGATTGGAGAACGGAACTATTCAGGAAATTCTTTTGAAGAGACTTGAACCGATGGGAGCATATAAACAAAGACACCTTTGTCATTTGCTTCAGCATACATTCTGAAGACATCCTCCCAGGAAAGACCTTCAGCGGCTCCCAAGATCAACCATCTGATTCCGGTCTTGGCAGAATAGAGTTTCTTCAGGTCAAGATATTTGTCCAGGCTTGAGGCAATCACAAAGTTGGTTCCGCCATTCAGCTTTTTGTTGACAAGGACTTTGCTGGATGTGGTCACTTGGGCGGGAGTGCTGACCTTGACTCCCAGGAAGATGTTGTCTCCGGTCTGGTTCCAATCAAACTCCTTCAGCCTTGCGGCTTGGGTTGTGCAAACCATGAAGAAGATGTCAGGGGTTTCATTCATGGCATTGATGACACTTTGAACAAAGGGCTTCTTGTTTGCCTTCTGCATCAAGTCACCTGTCAGAACAACAATTCTTTCTTCCATTGGTGAATCTGGTTTGGCAACTGCTTTCTTGAGAAGGGTCAGGGCGGCTTCATCTTCGGGAAGGATTGACCAGATCCAGTTGGCAAAATCAACACCCTTGCCAGCCTTCAGGAATTTGGATTTGGTCTTTGGGGTTTGCTTCTCTTTTTTCTTTATGTCCTTGTAGGATTGATCAACGGTCTTCTTCTTGGACTTGACTTCCTCTGCCTTGCCTTCTTTGACAACCTTCCTTGCACGGTTCACCTTTGAGACTGAGGTTCCCAAAGCCTTTGCGGTTTGTTTTGCTGAAGCCTCTTTCTTCTGACCAGCCTTCCGCTTGCCGCCAACGGAATCCACCTTCTCATTCTTTTCGATGTATTCAACAATTTCTTGTTCCGTGATGTTCCTTCGGTTCCGCTGATTGGCTATGGCATAGGCCAGGGCTTCTTCCTCTGTCTCAAATGTTTTGAAGACACAAGGAACTGATTTCCTTTTGCCAACGGCTTCTGCCGCCATGAGCCTTGTGTGTCCATCAAGGCAGACATGCTTTTTCCTGTCTTTGTTTTTCCGCCAAAGGGCAACCGGAAAGGCTTTGTCAAAGCCGTTCTTCTCCATGTCTTCTTGGATGGTGAAGAGGGTTTCATCTTCAATGTTGAACAGACCATCAAAAGGTTTCCTTCTCTCAATCTCATTGATTTCAACAAGACTGCTCCCGCCTGCTTTTGTTGCCATCTTGACTCCTTTCTTGTTTACTGCTTGGGGTTTTCAAAAAATGAAAAAACGTGCTGATTTTTATTGAGAAAAAAAGAATAGGCCATTATATTGATAATCAGCACAAAACACAATCAATTTTTTTAATAATTTTAATAATATTAAAATGATTTTTTCTCGTTCAATGTGGCAAAGGGTTTTCAAAATTTGCGGCAAATTTTGAAAGTCAACTGGTCAGCCATTCAGCATCCAAGATTGGTTGGGATACATACAAATTTTGACAACAAACCAGAAATCTTTTTTCATTGAATCGTTGATGCCGGTGAAGCAGGCAATTCAATCTGATCAATCCATATTCCCTTTCAATGTCTGAACACTGAATGCCAATCAAGCTGTCAACGGTTCCAGCCTTCCGAATATCTTCAGCAAGGTTCACGGTTCCAAAGGTGTCCTTCTCCATTCCCTGTCTGTTTGTCTGGGTTGCTGTGGTCACATTTATATTCTTTGTCTGGGCAAGACTCTTCAAAGATTGCCAGATGTCATTCAACTGATTTCTCAGGGAGTCTTGTCTTGTTGAAGAACTGAGCAGATCAGCATAGTCAATCACCACAAGATCAGGAATGAAATTATACATGAGCCGGATTCTGTTCACCTCTTCAATGATGTCATTGACTGATGTGGTGTAGCACGGATGGCAGACATAAAAAAAATTGGAACTGTAGATCCCTGAGAATGCTTCCGCCTGTTTCATGAGCAGATCATTTGACCATTCATCCAAATCAAAATTCTCCCGATGAAAAGCCAATTGAAAATTCCCTCTGAGCCTTTCCCTTGTTCGGCAATAATCACAGCGTTGATAATCAGGATCAACATATTTGCTTTGCATGTTGGAGAGAGCAACCTTCAGCTTGTTGACTGCGTTGCCTTTGGTGATCGGTGAGTCAAGGGTTCCACTGTCAAGGGTGATGTCATTTTCCCTGTAGGGCAATTCACAAGAACCATTTTGATTCTTCATGCAATCAAAGAGGGTCTGATTGATGTTTGTCTTTTTTCTCAGCCTGCCTGACAGCCTTGTCATGATCCTTGATTCAATGTCAACCTTGCTCATCTCAAGAGATATGAACAGAACCTTCATGCCACTTTCAACCGCCTGGAATGCAGACTCCATCAAGAGGAAACTTTTGCCGGATTTCATTGGCCCCATGAAGCTGACAAGATGCCCTCTCTTGAATGGCCCCATGAGTGCTTCAATCTTGTTTCCATAACTGCTGAAACGTGGTGCCATAGAAAACAGGATGTCTGATCCATCGGAGTTCTTCAGCATTGACAGAACACCTTCAATGGAAACTTGGTTCAAAGGAACTCTCAACTCTGTGATCATTCTTTCAGAGATTCCATCAATGAGTTCCTTGGCATCTTCAACTTTGTTTTTCTCCAATAGAAAAAGAACATCCTTCGAAGTGATTTCCAAAGTTCTCTTCTGAAAATATTCTCTGGACAAATCCAAATAATATTCAGCATTGAAAGAGGGATCTTCTGAAAGATCAGAATACATTTCATTGAGGGTGAGAAAGAAATCCTCAATGGATTTTATGAACTCAGGATCATTGATCTTCTTTTTCTTCTGATCGAATAGAGTTCTGATTGCCCTGCCAGGAGCCTTGGAATATTTGTCATAATATTCAATGCAGGCTTCCACAAGAAAATCCAGATAGGGTGATTTCATATAGCCTTTTCGATAGATGGGCCGAATCTCTTCAATATATTTATTTGAGATGATCATCCCAATGGCAATGTTCATCTCTTCACGGACATCAAAGTTTTGAATTTCCAGATCCATAGACAGCTTCCTTTATAACTTTTCAAGTGATCCCTTCCTGACAAAATATTTTTCCATCTGATAATAGAAATTTTCACTGGCAAGATAATGAAATTGCAGATCATCTTCTTCCACTCTTTCAAGCAAATAAAGGGCGGCATATTCAGAGAAAAATTCCTGGGCATTTGAAAAACAATTCAGGAGCAGGGTTCCAAATCCGTTGGTGTAAAATTTATATTTTGACTCATAGAGATTTTCCAGAATGGAAACCATCTTTGGCATCAATAGAAGTTTTTCATTGGGCGGATCTTCCTGGGCATACTTCTTCCAGACATTAAGGATCAGGGATTCTTTTTCATTGAGGGGTTTTGCCGTTGGGCCGGATGCAAGAATGGCCTTGGCTTGCACAAATCCTTTCAGACAGATTGAGAATAGGCTTTTATTTTCAAGAAGGATTTTTGCTTCAGGGAGGGGATTGTTGGAAAGCACCTTTTTGGCATAGGGGCTGGTGACAAAGAAACCATCAATGCCAATATTGACTGCGGAGTTCAATTGAATGGATGTTTGAGGATAGGTGAAAACGGTGAAGGGTTCTTTCAACAAGTCATCATAGACAGCCATTGATTCTTTTATTCTCTCCGGTGGAAATTCTTTCAAGGCTTTGTTCAGTTGGATCATGGCGGTTTCAGTTGACTTCATTTTCCATCTGGTCTTCCTGACATTCGGCAGGGTCAACCAATATCGGAACAGGCGGCAAGGGATCGGCCAGTTGTCCAGGCAATAGCGTTCAGTCAGATAATGATATTTTGGTTTGTTGGCTTCCATCTCAAAGACTCTTTTGTTTCGGATGGACTCCTTCAATCTCTGGGTTCTCTTCTCTTTGGATGGCAAGGAACTTTCATCTCTTCTGTCAAGGGACATGGCTTCACCTTCTTTCAAGGAATCTTCGGTGAACCCGCAAGGGTTCGAATTATGAAATAATTCCTCCTTGGACTCTTGTTTGATTAACTCTAATTTTGTGCATAGATTTTCTCTGCTCTTGTCCATAGATTTTCTATGCACCAGTGCATAGATTTCAGCCTCATGAATCCGATAGAAATTCTTGGCAGGCAGACCTTTCTTGACAACCGTGATGATCCCCAGATCCTTGAGGGTCTTGATGATTCTGAAGTGGGTGTTGTTTGAAATGGTCATGAGGGTTTGGAACTGAGGCAGGGTGAAGAAGATTTCAGAGTCCTTGTCAAAGCCTTCCTTTGTTTTGATCAGAGTGGCTTGCTTCTTCAGCAGAATGCAGAGCCATTCAGCCGCCTTGTTTCCCAAGGATCTGCTCAAGCTGTGGATGTTCAGATAAAAGCCGGAATCAAGAGTCTTGATTCTGTCAAGAGGGGTTTGAACAATAGGGGCAGGATTTCCGTTCACGGCAAGACCTCCTTTGAAACTTTTATAATGTTTAGAATTTCAACTGAGATGCGGAGCAGAAAGGGCCACTTCAGAAAGTGGCTAAAAGAGGATTGACTTTTTTTTGGGAATATCGGAGAATGTGGGCATCTTTAGGTTTTCCGGCGAAAGAATACCTGGATGAAGAAGGCCCACACAGGCCGATAAAGAAAGCCACTCTACTTCTGAAGAGTGGCTTTTCTTTTTTTATTCTCAAAAAATAATTTCACTTGTTTGGCAATCAGGTCATCTGGTGCGGCTGTGATCCTTTTGATGTGAATGTGCATTGCAGTTTCCAAAAAATCTTTCTTGTGGATGTCCTTGATCCCTTCTGCCAAACAGTCAAGCAATTCTTTTATCTGCTCAATCTTCTCAATTGTTCCCACCAACAATCTCCGGTGAAAAAAACTATCTATACAAATTATAGATTGATCCGATGATCATACAAATAAACAAGACAAAGATCAAGAGTCTTTTAGAAAATCTATATACCTTAGTTCCTCACCGTTCAAATTATCGGCATCACCTTTTTTCAACAACACCGCAACTGGAATTATTCCGTGGGAACTCAGGCGGTTTCCCAAATCTTCTGTTTCCTTTCTGGCATCTGAATCAAGAATGATGATCACCTTCCTGGGATCTTTTTCCAAGATCATGTTGAACTGAGCATTGGTGATCTTCTTGCCCATCAACCCAACTGCATTTTCTCCAAGCCGCCACACATCAAGGATGCCTTCAGTGATCAACATTGAATCACCCTGCTTCACTGAGTCAATGTTGTAGAGAGTTTGCTTTGTGGTGATGATTGAATTTTTCTCAGGGCAATTCACATATTTTGGTTTGCCCTCTTCTCTGATGAGTCTGATTGCAACATAAGTGACAAGCACACTGTTCAAATAAAAAGGAACAATAATAGACCAAGGAATTTGGGCGGAACTGTGGCTTGGTTTCAGGTCATATTTTTTTATGGTGGAATCAGGGTTGTGTTTTCTGGATTTCAGAAATTGGATGTGAAGATCAGGCCAGTTGTCAGCCAGGAGGGGAAGTTTGACAAGATGTGTTTTTGGTGCGGGAGTTTTCCTTTCTCTGTGCAAGAAAGGAACTTGAAATTTTTCTATGATTTCATAAATGACTTGGCGGCTTGGGTTCCCTTCAATTTCTTTTATCAGAGAATAGAGGGAACCCGAAGCACCACACCGCCAGCAGTTGAAGAACTTCCCTTCAAGATTGATCCCAAAATGGTTTGAAGGGTCATTGCAGAAAAGACATTTTGTTCCGATCCAACCCGCTGAAATGTTCTTCCCTTCGGCTTCAAAAGGGATGTCAGAGTCAGTCAAATAGTCTTCAATTGAGAAATTGAGGGTTCTGTCCATAGGATTCCTTCAAAATGTCCTGGGAAACAGCGGAAACGGGTGATCCTGGCGCATATCCTGGCAAGACTATATCAGATGACCTGGGGAAAGCCAAGCCCTTCAGAACGGCTCCTGCTTGCTCACAGGGGAGAGGCAAAAGCCGTTCTATATAGCATCCAATCCAGGGGCTTCCCATTCAGGATGGTGGGAGTTCTGCCGATCAGGAAAGGGCCAAGGCTGTCAGCGGTTGTGAGTCCATTTTCAATGACTCCTGGCAGGCTCAAATCAAGGATGTTGTTTCCATCCAGTTGAAGCCAGCAATGAAATTCCAAAGGCGGATTGAAGTGGAATCCATATTCAGATTCCAGGTCAGAACTTTGGATCATGAGGCTTCCAAAACAAATGAAGGCAGAGTTGGGAAGGAAGCCTGCGGCAATCTTTGCTTTCCTGTCACAGTCAAAGAAACGGTTCAACCCAACCAGCTTGGAAAAGATTCCTCTGATGATTTCTTCCTTCAGGAAGTCACCCTGGATTTCATAATCTTCATTGCCGGTCAAAACTGGATCATGTTTTTCCCTTGTGGAAAAAGCTGTGGTCACTTTCATTTTGTTGCCCTCTCTTTTTCACAGCCATCCTTGGTCTTGATAAATTTGAAGCCGATGGATGCAATGGCTGGCAAGATAGTGATAGGGATCAAGGAAGTCCACAATGATTGCTTCCTCTTTGCCTTCGGCCAAACGGAAGGCTCTGCCGATTCCTTGCAACGTGCTGATTTCTGATTTCAACCCTGCGGCATAGACGATGACATCAAGGGTTGGAATGTCAATGCCTTCCTTCCAGGTTGCCGTTGCAATGACTGTTTTGATTTTCTTCTTGATGAACAGTTGCCGGATCTGCTCCTTGTCTTCGGTTGCATACTGAACAAACACCGCTTGCTGTCCTGCGTTCTCAAATAGCTTCAGCAGTTGGTTCCCATGTTCAATCTCTTTGACGATGACAAGACAGGTCTTTCCCTGCTCGTTGTATCTGGTAATATTTTTCAGGATGATTCTGTTCCTTGTCAGATTCTTCACAACTCCGTTGACATAGATGTCAGAATATTTTCTATAGTTTGCAATGGCTGTGTTGTATGGAACTTTTTCAAGTCTCACTTTTGGTTTCACAAGCACCTTCCTTCTCACTCCTTCCTTGATTGAAAATTTGTTGAGAACAGGGCCAAGCAAGCCTTCAGAAAAAAGAACCTTCTCCTTCTCCTTGTGAAGTGTTGCGGTGAATCCGAACCGTGCGGGTGCTGTGTTGACCTTCAGGAATTTTCCATAGGATGATTTGTCAGAGAAACAGTGATGGGCTTCATCAACAATGATCATGTCAAAATAGGTTGAATAGTTCTTGGCAATCCTTGACATGGTTTGAATGGTTGCACAGACAACTTGACCAGACAAGTCTTTTTCTTTCCCTGTGAACCTTGAGGTCTTGATCCCAAGTTTTTCCATCTCAACTGAAACCTGATTGATGATTGCCACACTGTGACAGAGGAACAAAACTTTTTTGGTTGAGCCATATGAATTGATGATGCCCATTGCAATGATTGTTTTGCCTGCTCCTGTGGCGGCTTGAATTATTCCTCTGCCTTTGGTGATGGCATTCCTGATGATTGTCTTCTGATAATCTCTCAAGGTGATTTCACCGATGGAATCAACCTTTGGATTCAGGATGGTCAACTGCTCTGATTCATTCTCAACCGTGATGCCAAAGTTTCGATTGGCAAGGGACTTCTCAACCCTTGGAAGCAGGCCGGTCAAGAACTGGCCTGTCTTCCGGTTGATGGCATAGGCGGGAACGATCCTCTTCCGCTTGCCCTTGGGACTTGGAAGGATGATTGTTTTTTTGAACTCAAGGAACTTGGCAATGTGTGGGATCAGGTCTTTGCTTGCTTGGCAATAGACAGGATTCATGACAGTGATTGTTTTTGTGTTCATTTTGTTTTCCTTCATTGGGCGGCGGCTTTCAGATCAGTCTCAGGGGCTTTCCATTTTTTGATTGGTTCATTGTCTCGAATGGAGTTCTCCTTTGACCATTGCCAGATCCTTCCATAAATTACTTTCGGAGTGATGTGTCCATCCTTCTTGTAATATTTTTCCTTGAGGATTTCCGCCTGCCTGAAACTTCTGGAATATTTGTCTTGAAATTCTCTGAGCCATCTGCGTTTCATCAACTCAGGATTATATTTCTTTTTCTCCTTCTCCTCTTTTATTTTGAGAACAGTTTGCTTGGCTTCCGCTTTCAGTTTGTTCAGGTGTTTCATGTCCATTGATACTCTCCCAGGTTTGGTGTTGCCGGTTGTCTCCTTAATTTTCAAGGATGGTTGGAGTTTCCTTCTCTTCATTGATGAACAGGTTGCCAATTGCTTCATCTTGGCAACCCTTGCAAGCCACATCTGAGCCTTCTGTTCTTCTTGGGCAGGAATCACATTCCGGCCAATCATTTCTTGTCATGGCTGGTTCCTTTCTGAGATTGATCAGTCAACCTTCCATCCATCATTGATGATTGCTTCAATGGTAGAATAGACAGTTGAGGGAAGGCTTTCAAACTCCTTCATGGTTTTCGGCAACATCAAGATGTTGGCTTTGTGAACAGTGGTTGGATTGTTTGCATGGATGACACCTTCTTCCATGTCAGGGAATGGCCCTCTCTTCAATGGCAGGAACGGGAAGCAAGGCCAGAGTTGCGGATTTTTTATCATGCCTACATCATCACGATAGATCATTATTTCTCTTTCTTCTGCTGTCAAATCTTCAGGTTGTTTCATTGTGGTTCTCCTTATTCGTTGAGATAACAAACATAAAAAACATCCGAATTGTTTTGAGAGGAATTGCGCCTTGCATATTCCGCTGTTTTTTCCTTTGCTTCTTCTGCGGAGCCTGTGAAGTGTTCTGTGATTCTGGATTTCTCAAGTGTTGCTTTTCCGGCAATCAGAGTGACTTCAACCACAGTGAGGTTTGCCTTCATGATTCGTTCTCCTTGTCCAACTCTCTTTGCTTTGCGCCAACTGCTTCAGCTTCTTCCTTCCCTGACACATTCCGCCCATCGTTGAAGCCGAAGGGAAACCTCACCCCAGGCTTCTTGATGCACCACAAATGATATTGATTGGAAGTGTCAAGCAATCGGGATTCAGCAGGATAGAGTTCAACCGCTTCACACTCCTCACCCACCAACTCATTCTTGATTCTTTGAAGGTGTCTCCAATCATGAACAGGATGCTTGTCCAGCCGCTTGATTGAAAGATAGATCAGTTCAGGCCAGCCTTCAGGTTTCTCCGGCTCCCTCTGAACAATGACCTGATAGATGTTGTTGATATAAATTTCATTGTACCTTCTTTGATCTTCGATGATGGAAACAATCCTTGCCCTTGCTCTCATCTCACTGATGTCATAATGTTTCATGACCTCTTGAACAAGGGCTTCAAGTTCTTGCGGTGTTTTGTTGGTCATCTCTGCTGGCTGGAACGGCAACCACTTTTTCACCTTCTTCACTTTCTTCATGGATGGCTCCTTTCTTCAGCCGCAGGATTGCTTTCAGGTTCTCCCCACAACTCCCGAAGGAATCTTGAAGTTGGATGTGTCTCTTCAAAGGTCAGGGTTCCCTCTCTCCATCGTTTGTGCCAATAGTCAATTTCCACCTTTGCTCTTTTCAGGGAAGGCACCCAAGACATTTTGGGATAAAACAGATTCCATCCTTGCTGTGTCTTGCAAGTTTGTCCTGTGCCACTCTTGCTCAAGAAACATCTCTCAATTTTTATTCCCAGATATTCTTTCATGGTTGTTGTTTCCTTCCTTTGTTGAAGTGATCTTTCTGAACCGCTTGCCTGAACTGTCAGGATGTTTTTTGTGATATTGCTTTTTGTTATAGTGATCTTTTTCTCCATCAATTAGCTTGTAGGCAATCTTGCTGTGTGCAATATAGGCGGCACGTTGAAAGGTTCCATCAACAAGAAGGTTGGCAATCTTGATCACATCCTTTTTCAATTTGGCGGTCAATGTGGATGTGATCTTTTCCGATCCTTCTTCAATCTTGATATAGATGTGAAGCATTTCATGCAAGATGATTGTGACGGTCTGAGAGAATGTCCGATCCTTTGCAATTTCAATTTCCATTCCCCTGTGCCAAGCCGTTCCGCCAACACCTTCCGGCATCTTTTTGAATTTCACACTGATTGCTCTGTTTGGAAACTTCGGTTCCAAGTTGTGATATGACAGAACAGAATCACAGGCATGAAGAATGGCCCTTGCTTCTGGAAGGGAAACCCTTGTTGGCTTCCCTTTGATTTTGAATCTCATAGTTGGATTCCTTTCACCAAGGAAGTTCTGTGATGGGTCTGGAAAGATAGGCGGAGACATAACCTGGATAGACCAGCCGCTTGAACAATGTCCTTGCGCTTCCTGCTTCCTTCCTGGCTTCCTTCTGGTCTTCATCGTTATAGGTTCCGGCGTTGCTGTGGTGAATGTGTGCAATGTCTTCACAGGCCAGCAGAACCCTTTCACGGAGTGAACCATAATTGGAAGAAGGGTCTTCACTCTCTGTGTCCCTGTAGACTTCAAGCCAATGATCAATTTCACTGGAACAGCCTGAACATTTCTTGACATGCTTCATGACAATTTCCTCTGTCATCAACTCAACCCGCTTCTCACCCGTTGCTTTCTCTTCAGCCTGGACACACTTCTTGCAGACTGTGTTGTCATAGGGTTGAAGGGCTTCACTGGTTTGCACCAAGCACCGATCAGACACAACGCCACAGTATGATTCTGTTCTTGTGTAGGTGATCATTCCCTTCATCTCTTTTTCTGTTCCTGGCTTTTGGATGTGTGTTTTCATTGTTGCTTTCCTTTCATTTGTTTATCCGTTCACTCCGGTCACAGCATACATCATCAAGGCGTTGTTCAGTTTGGAAACAGCTTCATGGAAGGTGTTGCCAATCCTTTTGATTCCAGAAGAACGGGTTGCCATGAAGTTTCCATCCTGAATCTCAGACACAAAGCAGAACAGTTTTCCTGTTTCCTTCATGGTGACTTTCCAAACACCAATGTGATCCTGTTCATAATTGAAAGAGGTTTCCACTTCTATCCGGTTGAACTCTGCAATCATTGCTTTGATTTCTTCTTCTGTTCTTTTGGACATATCAAAACTCCTCTTTGATTAGAAGTTGCCTTGATACATTTTCAGAAAACCTTGATAGTCAGCTTCATTCATGTGGTTTTCCAGATAATAGACAATGCCCTCTGTCTTGGTCATCTTCTTCAGCCGCTTGATTGCATCTTCCTTTGTTGGAATTTCTTCCACAGGGCCGATGGCATCAAATGCCGGAATGAACTCATTGCTGAACCAACTCATGTTGTCTCTCCTCTGAGGCAGGGTTGCTGGCCCTGCCTCTGTCATCAAGTGGTTGTGGGTTTCTACACAATGTCAATGGCTCTGTTCTTTCGGGTGTTGGAAAGCTGAAGGTCAGGCATGGCTTCGATCTGGTTGACTGCTTCACTCAATCCCTTTTGCAAGTCAACCTTCAACCGGTCATTGGCCCTGATGTCATCGGCATTGACACCATCCAGATATTTCCGAATGTCAGAGAGAACAACATCCAATTGCTTCTGGGTATAGAAGCCGCTGAAGAGAGTGTCAACCTTGTCCAGAAAGTTGTTGATGCTCTTGATGGTTCCATTGTTCACTTTGTCATCTGTGAACTGTGTGGTCAGAGTCTCAACCCGTTTCAGGATTTCATCGGCAATCAAGTTCTTGGTGTCAATCTTGATCTGTTCAACCTCTTGCTTGAACTTGTCCATCTCTGCTTTCTGGATTCCTGTGGGCAAGCCTCTTGGCGGTGCGTTCAGTCTGATTGTCCACTCAAAACAGAACTTGCTTCTCATGGTGTATTCACTTGGATAGTTGGCGGTGATTGCCAACTCAGGGTTGTCACTCTGGAACCTGTTCTTCAGTTGGTTGAAGTTGTTCAGGAACTCTTCAACCAAGGCATAATATTCAGCCTTGCATTCATCAAGGAAGGTGTTGGTTTCTTCAACCTTGAACTCAGGGACAAGATAGGTTGCTTCCGCTGGATGCGGGATTCTCACACCGTTCAAGAAGTTCCTGGCCTTGTCCCTCACCGCTGTCATGTTCTTCAGAAGGGTCTTGTCAGAAATCAGGTCTTGGGTTCCCCAGACATGGTTCTTGTTGTAGTCATCCTTGATGACCACTGATTCACTCTTGCCAACCGCTGACCACTTCCGAACATTCAGGTTCACAAAGTAGGCAAACTTTTCAGCGTTGTCAGCGTTGAACTCTTTGTCATTGGCTTTTTGATTCGTCATGATTTATTTCTCCTTGAAGATTTGAATTTGGTTTGTTGTGTTCCCTAGTTCAGGTTGATGCTCCTCTTGCTCTTGGGCTTGGGCTTTGCCAGGGTCAACTTGCTGGCAGAGATGGTTCTCTTCTTGGCCCAAGTTCTCAGCTTGTCAATCTCTTCTGACATGGTGTCACTGACCGGAACGATGAAGTCAGAAACTTCACTGATGTCTTCTTCCATCATTGCGGCAATTCGACACATTGCCCGAATCTCTGCGCCTGACCAACCTTCCATGTCAGGAGCCTTGCCCTTTACATCATACACTTTGAGATAGTGCTTCAGGATTTCTTCTCTCTCTTCAGCGTTGGGAAGATCAATGAAGAAAGGTGCTGTGTCCCATCTCTCCGCCCGAACCCATTCAGGCGGCAGGCTGGTGATGTCATTGCATGTTGCAATCACATAGATTCCTTCTGGCCTGTCATCGGAAAGGAACTTGAGGAACTGCGCCATGCTTCTCTTTGTTGTTCCGCCATCGTTTGCACCCTGACCACCAACACCAGCCAGAGCCTTTTCAATCTCATCAACAAACAAGATGCAAGGGGCATTGGCTCTGATGAAGTCCAAGGCGGTCTTCATCAACTTTTCAGATTCACCAACCAAGCCGCCAAACAGTTCAGCAACTTCCATGACTATCATCTTCTTGCCAGCCTCATTTGAAAGGGCTTTGGCAAACATGCTTTTGCCTGTCCCAGGAGGGCCAAGCAGGATCAAGCCTTTGGCAAATGGGGAGTTGATTGTTCGAAGGGTGAAACTTTTCAGCTTTTCATATCCCTTGAGGGAATCAAAGTCTTCTTCATACTGTCCCAACTTCAGGCCAGCAGTTCTTTCAATCTCAACCGCTTTGATTTCCGCCAGGGTCTTCAGGTTGAACTCACCGCTGTGCTTTATGACACAATAGGCAAGGGCATTTGTGATTTCCCTTTGAGTCAAACCCTTCATCTCTTGAACGATCTGGTTCCTTGTTTTTTCATCGGGTGAAACATCTGTGGCTTCACAGATGTCATTCACAATTGATTCGATCACTTCAGCAGTTGGAAGATCAAAGTTCACTTCAGTGAAGTCCTTCTGAAGGGCTTCAGGAATTGCATCTTCAAACCGTTCGGTGCCAACGATGATCAGAGCCTTCCGTGATTCCCTGGAAGAGAACTCAATGGCGTTGGCTTGCAGGAAAGCCACATATTCTTTGTTCAGGTCTTTGGCAAAGTCTTGCAGGAACCAGTTGAAGTTCCTGGCAACCATCACCGAATAAGCGGGAAGGCTTTTCAGGGCTTCAATGACCTGATCAGGATCAGGGCTTGTTGAGAAGTCCCAGAAGTTTGGTTTGTATTGACCATTGATGTTTTGGAGTTCTTCAACAACTTCCAAAATCTCTGTGGTCTGAACATAAAAATAAACATATCCGGCTCTGAGTTTCATTTCGATTTCTTTGAGTCCGTTCATTGTGATTCTCCTTGTTGCTTTCTGAAAGATTGATTGATTGAATGACTGATTGTTTTGATTTCATCTAATGGCTGTGACCATGACCGGTGTGCTGTTTCCTGTGAACATGGACATTCTTGTTCTTCAACTTGGTGGTCTTCCTCTCACCGCCAAGCAACTCTTCAACCTCACTCAAGAACTGTTCGGCTGAAAGGTGGTTGACACCGCTGATGGAATCGGTCTTGATGCTGATTGTTCCATCTTCCAAAATTTCAAATTCAATTTGATCTGCCATTGCTTGTTCTCCTCAGATGATTAGAATTTTTTGGCAACGATTTTGTTTCCCACTCTCTTCAGCAACCACTTCTTTTTCTCAGCAACTTTCTGGATTGCTTTCATTGAATAGGCTTTCTTGATTTCATTTCCGATCTGTTCCCTTCTCTCTTCAATGTTCAGCTTGCCTTTCTTCAGGTCAATCTCTCCAAACCTGAAGTTGATGGTTTGCCTTCGTTCGTTCAGTCTTGCTTCATCAAACCCAAGTGACTTGATTGCTTCCACCAGAAGAAGCGGGTCTGAGACTGAAAGGTCAATGCTGATCAAGTTGACTTCATAGCATGGCATGGTTCTTTTCTCCTCTCTGTTTTGTTTTTGTTAGTTGTCCAAAGTTCTGAAACCGCAACCGCAAACAATGTGGAACTCACCAGTGTTCTCTTCCCAGATCACATCACCGCAGGAAGTTGAACGTGCTTCTTTGTGCCAAGACACACTCTGATTTTCCCACCACTCCCAATCAATGTGGTTGGTGTCATGGAAGACAGAGTTCAGGCCAGAATCAGGAGAGTCAGGAAAAATCAATGTGGCAACATGCTGATAGTCTTCAGGGTTGAAGCCTTTGATTTCTTCATAATCTCCAAACATCATCCTGCCATCCGTTGCATGGTACACTTTGAACTGTTTCATTGTTGTTCTCCTTCTTGTTGGTTGTTTAGAAATCCAATTGACATTCACCATCAACTGAGTTGCCCAAGCTGGTTGGGCAACCGGATTGTTGGTGCTGATCAAACATCCATCTCACCACACCTTCGGCAGAAGGAAAGGGCATCATCATTTCCATGACTGTCAATGAACTCTCCCTCATCAACATCATGCCCTTCATCTTCACAGATCCTTTCAAGGGCTTTCATGGTGAAGCCATCACGGAGCATCCTGCAACCGTTGACCATGACATGAGTGAAGCGGTTGAACTTCTCTTCCTCTGCTTCCAGGGAAGGAATGTCATCTTCCAGATCCCTCAGAGAAGGCGGGTTGTTCATGTCAAAACACACATCACAGTTGGGAACACCGTTGATCTTCCGGTCAGCTTCTCTGAGTCCACAGATTTGGCATTTCATTTTTTCTCTCCTTCTTGGTTTGGTTTGGTTTGTTGTTTCAGTTCACCATCAACTGAGTTGCCCAACCGGAGTTGGACAACCGGATTGTTGGTTCTGATCAACCAAAATATTCATCCACATAGTCTTGGCCCCAAGCCTGCCTTGCCTGCTCCTTCTCCCTGGCAAGTTCATATTCAAAATCACACTTCATGTCATACATCTGAACCAACTTCTCTCTGTCCTTGATGTTGAACTTCTCAATGGTTTGGAACTCTGCTTCAGGAAACTCAACTCCGTTGCTGATCAGGCTGTCCAGGTGGTTGACTGCTTTTGAATACTTGCTCATGATGTCTCTCCTTCTAGTTAGTGGCCCAATGGTCATTGTTGCTGGCATCCAGGTTGAACTTCTTGAGTCCTGCGTTCTGGTAGATTGAAGCAACTTCTCTTTGGTCTTCAGGAAGGTCATCAAAGGCATCCTTTGCATCTTCCCGATATTCCCAACCGGAGTGAATCCTGTTCTTGTTGATGACCAGATAAAACCTATAGTCTTTCTGATTGATCGGCTCCGTGCTGATGGTCTTCTCTGCTGTCTTCACCTTGGCGTTGTTCTCCATGATCTGCTTGCCAAGTTCAGCAACCTGGATGGCATGTTTCTTTGTTTTGCAAGTCCAGATTCCTTTGGGCATTTGAACCTTCCAGATGTTCTTGCTTCCATACTTCTCTTTCCAGATTTCATGCAGTTCTCTTTTGATTGTTTCCATTTGCTGTCTCCTTCTTGTTGGGTTTGGTTTGTGTTGCTGTGCTGTTCATGGTTCTGACCATCAATTGAGTTGCCCAACCTTTCAGTCAGGCAACCGGATTGTTGGTCAGCCACTCTGGGTGACTGCCTTGCTGTGAATGTTGAACCAACCGTGATTCCTTTCGGATTCACCTGAAGGCTTGGTGTAGATAAAATCAAAATAGCGTTCATCCTCTGGGGAAGAATCCCCTGAGTGCCAATTGTAAAGATCCACAAACTTGGCAACCTGATGAAGCAGGATGTCTTCAGAGAAGATGGCTCCGCAGGCTTGGCAAGTTTCGATCAGGGAGCCGTGATTGATGTTGTTGCTGGAACAAGCTGGACAGTTCATGTTGTTCTCCTTGTTGCCGATGTGGAGCAGATGATCAGCCATCTGCTCCGGTGGATTTTGATGACTACCTATTATTGTTTCTCTTCTCATTCATCTTCTCTCTGTGTGCCTCTGCCTTCTGGAAGGCTTTGCTCACTTCACTGTGGAAGATGTTGTCAGGTGTGATTCTCACTCTGTCCTTCTCAAAGTAGTCAGTCATTGAATCTGTGTCATTGTGAATGGTCAGGCCAGGAACCTTTGGAAGTCTCTCATAATCTTTTGCATACATTGTGAAGGTGCCTTCAGGATAGTTGCAGAGTGTTCCGTTGGAATAATAGATCCGGTGAAGTTTGCCGCCATTCACTTTGATTCCGTTCCAGAAGAATTGAATGTGAAAGTTGTTGCCTTCCTTGGTGATGAAGATGTCATTGTTGATTTTGGTTTTTCTGTTCGCCATGATTGTTCTCCTTGTTGATGATTGATTGAATGATTGATTTTGTTTTTCCTGTTATTGGGACAGCCAACTTGATGTTGATGTTGGCTGTCTGGATAATGAGAAAAACTTTTGAGAGGATTCTTTGTGGGCAATGTTAGTTGTTCTCGCTTTGAACAACTTTGACATTCCCTGGAAGGTGTCTGAACTTCTGGTTGTTAAAATCTGCGGTTCCCGATCTGAAAGCACCGTTGTGATTTCAGCGTCCCTGCCTACCCAACCACCCTTGCTTTATTTCCGCCCCACCCGATCTGTTTGGCTGTCCTGCCTCTCTTGCTCCGTTGGTCGCTGACAGCCGCCCAACCCCCCACTCCCCATCTGATTGTCAAAGAACTTTTTGCTGTGTTGCCTGCCGTGCCTTCTAATGTTTACTTCTATATATGTTATCGGATTTCTTGATGAAAATCTTTAGGATTCTGAGAAAAAAATCTAAAATATTCTAGTGAATATGGTTTTTTCTAGCCTAACCTGCTGAAATATAAGGGGAAAAAATATTTTAATTTTTTTAGAATTTTTTCACTTTTTTCGGGAAAACACCCGCTGTTCATCGGGTGAGATTGGGATTCAGGGGAGGTTGCCAGGAAGCCGTTTTCAAAATTTGCGGCAAATTTTGAAAGGTGTTGAAGACCATGCAACAAAATCATTTTCAAAATTTGCGGCAAATTTTGAAAAATAAATTGGAGAGGAGAAAAGAAAAATCCCCTGACCATCAATGACAGTCAAGGGATTTTTTTTGTTGGGTGCGTTGAATGAAAATCAGACTCTAATGATTTCCTGACAGTTCACTTTGCTTTCAACTTCATCAAGGTTGGCAAGCATTGCACCTTTCGGAAATTTGATTGCTTTGATTTGTTCGGAGAGGAAAGCAAGATAGATGGTTTGCTTTGAAACTCCTGTGAGGAATCCAATCGTTTCGAATGACAACCAAGTCCCTTCAGGAATGTCTTCTCTCTTCTTGCAAAGGAGAGGCTTGACCTCTCTCTTCTTCTCTTTATAGTCTACATTGTGAAGGCCAGGGAACAACATATTTTTCCTCCATGTTTATTTTTTCTTGACCTGGAAAAAGTATGCCGTTATTATACAGAAATCAAAATGCTAATTCAATTTAATTTTATATGGAAAGTGATTATGGAAATTTGCCAATCCTTCTTTCAAGAAGAAACCATCTTCAACCAACTCCTTCCGTTCTTCATTTCAAAAACCACTCCTGAACAACATTGCTTTTCTTCTGATCACATTCACAGATCAATGAGGTTTTCTATTCATGGAAAATAAAATCATCAAAAGCCAGAAGGTCAATTGGAAGGAACTGAAACTCTTCCAACCGGCAGAGATGAAAAGGATGAGCAAAGCACAATTGAAAAAGCTGAAGCTGTCTCTTTCAAGGAATGGATTCCGTTCTCCTTTCTATGTCTGGGAAGATGAGAACGGTGAACTCTATTGCCTGGATGGTCATCACCGAATCCCCACATTGTTTTTGCTTGAGAAGGATGGTGAACCCATCCCTGAAAAACTCCCTGCCAACTTTGTCAGGTGCAAAGACATTCAGGAAGCCAAGAAGACAGTTCTCATTTTCAATTCCCATTATGCAAAAATTCAAAAGGAATCCCTCCTTGATTGGGTTGAGGATCTTGATTTTGATGAGATGATGGAAGAGATTGATTTGCCCAACATCAACTTTGATCTGTCACCAACCAAAGAGGAAACAATTCAACCAAACTTTCAGATCATTATAGACTTTCAGAACCAGCAGGATCTTGAACAAGCCTATGGCAAACTGATTGAAGAGAAATATCAATGCAGGATCATTGTCTGAATGGGTGATGCCCTGCTTTGATTCCCTCTTGAACTTCTTTGTGGCTCTGTCATCTATCCTGAACAGATCAATCCATCAAGCATTCTGATCAAGCAACCAGATCAAACCAAGCACATCACCGTTTGATTCCTTGGTGAGGCTTTTCCTGACAGAAAGGTTCTCACCTGTGGAAAACACATTGAAAGGTTTGTTGGCTGTTTGCATGAAGGGGATCACAGAGAATTTCACAGGTGTCAGCAGAGGATCAGGCTCATGGATTGTGAGGAGATTTTATTTCAGACATAACCAGATGAGCCAGATTCCGGCACCATATAAAAAAGGGCTGGTGAAGGATGTCATCAAAAGGATTCAAGAAGATTCCAATTCAAGCTGTGCTGGTTGCCATAGATGGAACAATGGGAAGGCTGACCAACATTGCAACAAGGCTTGATTGTTCCGTTTGGCTGGTCAAAGAATACATCAACAAGGTTCCTGAAATCAGAGAGGCATATGAATTTGAATGCACAAGGGTTGGTGATTATGTAGAAGGCGCATTGATGGGCTTGATCAAGAAGGGCAACTGTGCGGCCACAATCTTCTATTGCAAAACCAAACTCAGGGAACGTGGCTATATTGAGAAGCATCAAGAGAAACCCACTGATGAAGATCAAGCAAGGAAGGCGGCTGAACTGCGGCGTTGGTATCGGGCCATTGAAGATTCCGTTCCCAAGCCGCCTGAAGAAGAGAATGGAAATGGGGAGGGAAGTTGAGGATGCCCAAGTCAGACAGGGAGAGGAGATTCACCCTTCCCAAGTTGCGCCCACACAAGATTCAATATCGGTTGTTCACTGAAGACTTCCGCTTCAAGGTGACTCCTGCCGGAAGGCGGTCAGGCAAGACAGAGATTTCCAAGAGGAAGATCCTGAAGGAAGCCATCCGTGGGACAAGGCACAGTGTCAGCCGCTTCTTCTGTGCGGCTCCCACAAGGGATCAGGCCAAGAGAATCTTTTGGGCGGATCTGAAAAGGAAACTGAGGAAGCCGTTTGTCAAAGATGTCTCTGATGGGAATCTGGTGATCACCCTGGACAACAACAATGAGATTCATGTCCTGGGGATGGACAAGCCTGAACGGATCGAAGGTCTTCCTTGGGATGGAGGTGTGTTGGACGAATACGGAAATATGAAACAGGATGTGTGGCCGGAGCATGTCAGGCCAGCCCTGTCAGATCGAATGGGTTGGTGTTGGATGATTGGAGTTCCTGAAGGGCGCAATCATTATTATGATCTATTCAGAGAAGCGGGAAAGAATGAACTGAGGGATTGGTCAACGTACACTTGGCCCTCTGCTGACATCCTGCCGCCTGAAGAGATTGAAGCCGCCCAACGTGATCTTGATCCCTTGACCTTTGATCAGGAATACAATGCTTCCTTTGTTACATTTGAAGGGCGGTGTTATTACTGTTTCACTGATCGGAACAAGAGGCGGAGTGATTATGATCCTGAAGCTGATCTATATATTTGCTTGGACTTCAATGTCAGCCCTGGCGTTGCCGCAATCATTCAAGAAGAAGCGGTGATGTCAATGGGTGTTCCGGTCATTGGAGAATCAAAGACTCAGGTGATTGATGAAGTCTACATCAAAAGGAACTCCAACACCATGAAAGTCTGCCAGGAAATCATTGAGAAGTATGGCAGACACCAAGGGGATGTTCTGGTCTATGGGGATGCAACCGGTGGGGCAAAGGGAACCAGCAAGATTGTTGGATCTGATTGGGATCTGGTTGAAGAAATCCTCAGACCTGTTTTCGGCAGGAGAATATCTTTCGATGTCCCAAGGGCAAACCCAAGGGAGAGGAGCAGAGTCAATGCCGTGAACAGCAGGCTTTGCAATGTGAAGGGACAGCGGCGGTTGTTCGTTGATCCGGTCAAGGCTCCCAATGTTGTGCAAGACTTTGAAGGTGTCAGGTCAATGCCTGATGGTTCCATTGACAAGAGGAAAGATCCAATGCTGACTCACATCTCTGATGGCATTGGATATTATATTGCAAGAGAGTTTCCGGTCATTGATGTTCAGGAAGGAATGATCAAGGTTGTTGGCCTATAGATAAAAGGAGAGAGTCATGTTGGCAAAACTTTTGGAACTATTGACAACAAAGACCAGCAAGAGTGTTGGCATTGGGATCATCTGTCTGGTTGCTGGCGTTGCTGTCTTCTACTATTCCAATCAATACTTTGTTTCCAGGTCAGCCCACAGCCAGGAGGTCAAGGCCATCAAGGTCAACTGTTCAACCAACAAGAAGGAACTGAAGAAGGAAATCAAAGTGGGTGATGCCAGCCAGCAGATCAACACCTTGTATCTTCAGAAGGGCATGGCAGAGAAACAGGTGTGGGATATTGATGCAAGGATTGAAGACCTTGAGAAGAACGGTGCTGGCCCAGAGCAGAAGGCCAAGTGGAAGAGAAGGCTTGAACGAACAGAGGAAGAAGTCAAAGAGATAGATGGAAAGATTGAGACAGAGAAAAAGAAACTCACCGAATGAAAGGAGACAGATCATGTTGAAGGAAATGTTTGGAGAGGGAGGTCAAGTCAGCATGATGAGGGCAATGATGTTTGCTGTGACTGCCAACATCATGGCGGTGTGGACTGCCATCTCAATTCAGGATGGTGCCTTTGCAGACATGCCGCCTGAGATGATTGCAATCATGGCAACCTTTGTGACAGGCAAGGTTGTTCAGAAGTTTCCTGAAGCCAAAGGCAACGGCAACATCATCATTGAGAGGGTTGAGAAGCCAACTCCAACTGGAACCGGACAGCCGCCCATTGTTCCGCTGTCTGATATGTAGAGAGGAGAAGCCCAATGGCAAAGGCAGTCAAGGGAGTTCCCAAAAGGGATGGCTCCGGCAAGGGCAAGAGAATGAACAGAGGCAGAGGCGGTTGCAAGAAGACACAACCCAGAGGCAAAGGCAGGAAATGAAATGTGGACAACCACACTTGTCTTGCTTGGCCTGATTGCTCTGGTTCTAATCTATCAAATCTATAAAGGGAACTGACCATGCTGGATCAAACAATCATCAAAGGCAGATCAATCAATGACACTTGGTTCAAAGCAATGAAGGCAACAATGGAGTTGGGTGTTGATTACCGAATAGACAAGGGAGAATATGAAGGCCAGTTCAGAAGGGAACTTGACCTTGCGGTCATCACCCTTTCAGATCCAGGCCAAAGACCTCTTGCCTGCCAGATGCAAAACATCCTGCCAACCACTGATGCCAAGATCCACAAATATTTTCAGAATTATATTCTTGATCCTGACTTCACTGGTGATGGTGATCAAGCCTTCCTTGAATATTCACTCAATGAATATAAATATTCAACATGGATTGGCCCAAGCTGGCAACATTGCTGTGACCTTCTGCTTCAAGGTGAAGGCGGGTGCAACCAAGCAACCATCTCAATCGGATCGGCAATGAAGCCTGATCAGAGCCGGAACTTTTATGATGTGACAAGGGTGACTGACCTGAACACCATGAACACAAGGAGAGGGCCGGTTGTCTTCACTGGTGAGGTGATGCAGTTTGAGAAGCCGCCCTGCTTGCGGTTGGTTGACATGCGGATCAGGGAGGGAACCCTTCACTTCATAATCTATTTCCGTTCATGGGATTTGGTTGGTGGATTCCCTGAGAACATTGGCGGTCTTCAACTGCTGAAAGAGTTCTGCCTTGAGTATATGAATCTGAAGGGAAGAGAATATGAAGATGGATCAATCATTGCAGTCAGCAAAGGCTTGCACATCTATGATCACTATTGGGACACCATCAACAACTATGTTGGGAATGAAGAGGTTGCCAAGGTTGAAATGAATGACTTCGGAATCTGGACAGTCTGACAATGGGAAGCCCAGGATCTTCATGCAGGGTCAATGGCGGTTTGGCTTCACCCTTTATATTTCTGAACGTCATTCTCTTGAACGGTTCATGAGTGGTGAGGTTGCGTTGCCTGCTGACATGAAGGTTCCTGATCAACCGGAATCATTAGATGCTTTATGGGAAGAACAATCATGGAAGATCAAAACTGTGAGAAGTGCAAAAGACTTTTGAAGATCATTGAGAACTTGGTTGGTGGTGGGCCGATGGACAAAGTTGAATTGGAGAAGATGGAAATCCTTCTCAGGTCATCTGAAGCACCATTGAGAGACAGAACCCATGCCATTGATGCTGTGCATGTTTTGCTTGAGGAGCAAGGACAATATGAGCAATGAGAGAGAGGGTGACAAGAAGGATCAAGGCAAGTTGAGGTTCAACCTTTTTCCTGTCAGGGCATTGAGAGAACTGGTGAAGAATTACACACAAGGAGCAGAGGTCAACGGTGATCGGAATTGGGAGAAGGGCTTTGAGTTCACCCGTTGCTTTGATGCCATTCAACGCCATGCCTGGGATTGGCTTGATGGTGAAGACTATGACATCACAGGGCCAAACCCTTCCGGCATTCACCACATGGCCTGTGTTGCTTTCTGGTCATTGGCTCTGGTTGAGTTCCACTTCACCCATCCTGAGTTGGATGACAGGGCAAAGGTGACAGTTGAAGATATGTTTGCCGGAATGGATCGGGTGATTGAACACCAGAAGACAATGGAGAAGCTGAACAGGCTGAAGAAGATTGTGCCTGATGTTGAAGATGACTATCCAACTGTGGTTGATGAGCCTGAAGAAGATTGCTGTTCATTGAACCTGGAAGACTTTGAGGAAGAAACCAAAGATGTCCTTCCGATCAGTGAAGAGTGTTCCACCTGTTCACCCGTTGAAGTCATTGAGGAAGAATCCAATGTTGGAGTCAGAGAAAGTGAAACTGCTGATGCCTAGCAGAAAGAAATATTTCACATTTTATTTTGATAAGGAGTCAGGCAAATGGCAACCGTAAAAAGCACGGACAGTTTGTTGGAAGGTGTTGACAGCACCCACACAGAATATTCCCTCTATGAAAATGATTGGCAATTGATTTCTGACATCAAGGAAGGGGAGAGGCAAGTCAAGAGTCAAGGCACACTATACTTGCCGAAACTCCAAGGCCAGGATGACAAAGAATATAAAGCCTATCTTCAGAGGGGTGTCTTCTACAACGCCACAGCCAGAACAGTCAGTGGCTTGACCGGTGCCATCATGCGGAAGCCTGCTGTCATTGAAGCACCGAACAAGATTGAAGGCTTCTTTGATTCCATCACTCCCGATGGTTACAACATACAGGAGACAATCAAGTCCACAGCGGAAAGCCTTCTGACCTATGGGCGGCATGGGATCTTGGTTGACTTCAATGATCTTCAAGAAGTCTATTACACTGAATACACAGCCCAAGAAATTCTCAACTGGCGAACAGAGTTGATTGATGGCAAGAAGGTGTTGACCTTCCTGACACTCTCTGAGATTGATGAACGGCAAGATCCTGATGATGAGTTCAACACAAACTATTATGAACAGATTCGGGTTCTGAAGCTGGACTCTGAAACTGGATACTTGGTTGTGAATCTTTTTGAACGGCAAGTGGCTGACACCACAGCGGCAGACAACAACAAGAAAGTTTCTGAAGGCGGCTGGACTCAAGTGGCTGTGTCAGGAGAAAACAAAGATCATTATCCAACCAAGATGGGCGGAGAGAAGTTGGACTATATTCCTTTTGTTTTCTTCGGTGCGGTCAGGAACACCGCTGACATCAACAAGGCTCCTCTGCTTGATCTGTCATATGTGAACATTGGTCATTGGAAAGTGACCTGTGATTATTATCATGGCCTTCACTTCTGCGCCTTGCCCACTCCCTATGCTTTAGGGATTCGAAGCAAAGAGAACTTCAACATTGGCCCTTCCGTTGCCATTGTCAGTGAGAACGAACAGGCAAAGGTTGGGATGCTTGAGTTCACTGGTCAAGGGCTGTCTGCTGTTCGGGATGCCCTGAAGGATCTTGAAAGCAAGATGGCTGTCCTGGGTGCAAGGCTTTTGGAAGAACAGAAAAGGGCGGCAGAGGCGGCAGAGACATTGGTGATCCGATCTGCCGGAGACTCCGCCACACTCTCTTCCATCTCAGGCAATCTTGACAGAGGTTTTGAAGAGGCCATCCTCTACACAATGTTGTGGTTCAATCTTCCTGAGACAGAGGCATCAAACATTTCTGTGAAGTGCAACAAAGATTTTGTTGCCGCCCAACTTGCTTCTTCTGAAATCACCGCCCTGCTGAAAGCCCTGCAAACAGGGAACATCTCTCAGAGAACTTTCCTCTACCAGATGAAGCAAGGTGAAATCCTTCCTGACAACTGGACAATTGATGATGAGATGGAAGAGATTGAGGTGGAAAGCTACACTCCTTTTCTCACCTCCCGAACAGGAGAGGAAGACCTTGATGATGATTCCACTGTGGAAGATGTTGTGATCATTAAGGACAAAGAGAAGGAAGAGGAAGAAGAGGATCTGACTCTGAAGAAGAAGGATGAAGATGATGATGAAATAAAGCCTGATGATGATGAAGAGATGAAGAAGAAAAAGAAGGCACGGCAGGATCAGAAGGAAAAAGAAGAGAAGGAAAAGAAAACCAAGAAGCCCAAGAAAGATAGGGGCAAGGGAACTCCTCCGAAGGGAAGGAAATAAAAGGAGGAGAGTCAAATGGCTAATGACAAAATAAAAGATGATCTGCTGACTGCCAGCATCCAGTTGGAAAAGTTTGCCGCAGGCATTGACAAGAAGGCGGAGACAGTTCTGAAGGGAACCCAGGATCACATCATCAATGAACTGGTGAAGATGGACTTTGAAGATCCCAACTCTTCCGCCTTCAAGAAGAACAGATTGGGCGGTCTATATTCCCGCATTGACAAGATCCTGAACAAGGAATATGAAAAGATGGGTGAGGTTCTTGAAGCGGAGTTGAGTCAGATCCCTGGCCTTTCTCAAGACATGGTTGCCAACATCATGAATGATGCAATGGGTGTTGATGTCATGACCATCGGCTTGAGTGAGGAGCAACTGAAATCCATTGTGAAGAATGGAACCGTTGATGGCGGTGTCCTGGGTGATTGGATGGCAACCCAGGCTGACAATCTTTCCAAGGCAATCAGGGCGCAGATTGCAGATGTTGTGGCGGAAGCCAGCATTGGGATTCTGGCAGGAGAAACAACCGCAGAGATGGTGAAGAGAATCAGAGGCACCACAACCATTCCTGGCCTGATGAACAAATCCAAGAAGGATCTTTATTCATTTGTTAGAACCTACACAGCCCAGGTTGCCCATGATGCAAGAATGGCAATGTATGAAAAGTATGACTACCTTTTGAACGGATATGAAATTGTGGCTGTGCTTGATCAAAGAACCACTCCGCTTTGCAGGGGATATGATGGTTTGCAATATACGTTGAAATACAAACCCATTCCGCCCAACCGGAAGAAATATCCCAGAGCCGGTGGCCCACCATTCCACTTCAATTGCAGAACGGTGCTTGTTCCTATCACAAAAACCTTTGAAGAACTATCGGAAGGAGGAAACCTGACAAAGCAACAACGGAAAGACTTTGACAAACTCACCAATGCGGAGAGGGCCGCATTAGGTGGGCCGATTGAGCAAACCAAGAATTATGATCAGTGGCTCCGCAAGCAATCGAAGGCAAGACAGATCCAAGTTCTTGGGCCAAAGAGATGGGAAATCTGGAAGAAGAGAGGCTTGACGATGGCGCAAATGTTGGATCAAAGAGGGAACACTTTGACCATTGAACAACTCAAGAGAAAGTATCCAAGAAAAGTGAAGTAGCAGAATTTTGTCTTTATCTACATTTTATTTTTTTTTGTCTTTACACACATTTCAAATCTTGGTAAATTAGGTTTCTAAAAAGGAGGTTTTAGAATGGCATTAAAATTCAAAATTCAATCATTAGAAGAAGTTGCCGCAGAACAGCAAGGTCTTTATGAACCCGCCAAAGATGGAGAAGGCTTCACACTCATGATTGATGGCCTTCCAACGGACACAATCCCCAAAGAAAAACTTGATGAGTTCCGAACCAACAACATAAAACTGTTCCGTGAAAAAGAAGCCCTGGAAAAGAAGCTGGAAGCCTTCAGGGATGTTGATCCTGAAGAATATGCCAAGCTGAAAGATATGGCTGATAAAATCGACACCTCCAAATTGCTTGATGAAGGAAAGGTTGATGAGGTTGTTTCTCAGAAGACAGAACGGATGAGAACAGACTTCATGAACCAGATCAAAGCCCTGTCCGAAAAGATCAAAGAAGCTGAACAGAATGAAGTGAAACTGAAGAGTGATCTTGGAATCACCAAGATCAACAACGCCATCCAAACCGAAGTGACAAAGGCTTGGAAAATCAAGCCCAACGCCATGAAGCTGATCATCCAAGAAGGAAAGCAAATCTTCCAACTGGATGACAACAATGAGCCGGTGGCTGTTGACAAAAGTGGCGGAACGATGGTTGGCAAGGATGGCATGACTCCCCTGTCAATTCAGGAATGGGTTGAGAATCTCCCTAATGATTTTCCGTTTCTGTTTGAAGAAGGGGAAGGGATCGGATCGAAGAAGGGCGGTCGAAAAGGAGGAAGCACAGAACTCCAACGGATCAAGCAAGTGAAAGATCCACAGGAGAGGTTGAGGCTTGCACGGAAAGCGGGTCTTGCCTAAGAAGTAAGAAAATCGAATCCAAAAAAATCCTCTTTACTGCGGAGTGGTGAGAGGTAGGCACGGAGTGCTTCGGTTCACAAGTATTCACTGTTTACTCTAAACCAAATCCGATAAGGAGGATTTTAATATGGCTCTCACACTTTTAGAATCTGCCAAGATTGCATTGGGGCGGGATGAGATTGCAAAAGCAACGATCATGGAGCTTTATGCAAAATCCAGCCAGATCCTTGATGCAACCCGTTGGGACAACATCTCTGGAAATGCCCTCAAGTTCAATCGTGAAAAATCACTTCCCAATGCTGGCTTCCGTGGTGTCAATGAAGGCTACACCGAAGGAACCGGTCAGGTTGATCCCATCATTGAATCACTGTGCATTGCAGGCGGTGATCTTGATGTGGACAAGTTCCTTGTTGATACTGCTGGCAATGATCAGCGAACAATCCAAGAAGGTCTGAAGGTCAAAGCCCTGGCTGGTGCTATGACCAAACAGATTGTCAAAGGCTCTGTGCTGACCGATCCCAAAGGCTTTGATGGCCTTCAGGTTCGTTCGGTTGGTGATCAGTTGATTGCCGCTGGATCAACTGCCAGTGGTGATGCCCTGTCCCTCACCAGCCTGGATGAACTGATTGATCAGGTTGATGATGCAACTCATCTGATCATGAACAAGACCATGCGCCGGAGATTGATTGCGGCGGCAAGGAATCCTGCCATTGGCGGTGACATCCAGTTTGAGTTGAACAATTGGGGTGCAAGGATCACCTCCTTCAATGGCCTTCCCATCATCGTTGTTGAGAAGGATGAAACCTACACAGAGATAATGCCCTTCACTGAGGCATGTCCTGGCGGCGGTTCCAACCTGGGAACCTCTGTCTACTGTGTGTCAATCACTGACGATGGTTTCACTGGCCTTCAGAACGGTGAGATGGATGTTCGGGATCTTGGTGAACTGGAAGACAAGCCTGTTTACCGGACAAGGGTTGAATGGTATGTCACCATTGCCGCCATGAGGGAAAGATCAATCAGCAGACTTTGGGGAATCAAGGATGCGGCTGTGACTGCCTAATCTTTTTTCACCAAGTGAATGCAGTTGATTGATGACTCAAACCAAAGAGACTTTCGGAGGGATTGAATATGTCTACCACAAAAGTTGAAAACAGAGGCAAGATTTTTGATGCTCTGTGTGAACTGAAAGATGCGGGTGCAATCACGGCATCTGCGGCAGGAACCGTTGGCGGATCTGCGGCTGTCTATGATGCGGATTCGGCTGAACTGCCTGACAATGCTTGTGCGGTGATTGATGTCTCCGCCTGTGAAGTTGATGACACCGATGAACTCTATCACATTGCTATTGAAGGTTCAGATGTTGAGGATTTTTCTGCAACTCTGACTGAACTGGCTGTGCTGGAAGTCGGTGCTGTCGCAACCTATCCAGGTGACATTGAGAACACCGTTGGCAGATACATTCTGCCTTTCAGCAACAACAAGGGCGGCGAGTGTTACAAATATCTGAGGGTGAATTGCACCATTGCTGGAACGGTGACTCCCGATGGTATCAACTACACTTGTTTCCTGTCCAAGATGTGATGATTGTTCTTGGGAGAAAGGCAGACATTGGATGAAGAAAGGCTGGTGTCTGCCTCTCTCCTTCACCTAATCTTTTTTTAATTGCAAGGAGAGAAAATCATGGCTGTCACTCCCAAAAGAAATCCATTAGTGTCCATCATTGAGCCTGACGGAACAGAAATTCAAGTCCATCCAATTGATGCCATCGAGATAACCAGAAATGGCCTTGGCAAATACAAGAACATTGCCCAGGCTCCCGCAAAAGTTCAGGAAGAACTCCAACGAATTGAAAGGCAAGTTGCTTCCGCTGTCACTCCGGCAACTGCTTCCACTGATACACCTTCGGCTCCTCCCCAAGTGGCTCCTCCTGTAGAGGCTGACACTCAAGGAGAAGATTCACCTGATGGAAAAGGTGATGACTCCGAAGGTGAAGAAACTGCTCCTGCTCCAAAACTCAAACGAAAAGGGCAGGCAACGGCAGGAACCAAGGAAGGATAATTTTTCATGACTAATAAAGTGACTGCAATAATAGATGGGGCGGATCAATGGTCTGACACAATATCAATTCCAGCAGGCAACTTCAGCATGTCAGTGGCAGGCACATTCGTTGGAACTATAACTGTGCAAAGAACCTTTGACAGCGGTGTCACTTGGGGAGATGCAGGAACTTTCACAACCCCAGAAGAGAACACTGGCTTTGAAGGTGCTGGCGCAGATTATAGGATTGGAGCAAAGGCAGGAGAGTTCACTTCAGGTGAGGCAAAAGTTCTGCTCCTGATTTGATTTCAATTCTCTTCCTTCTGCTTTTAATTTAATTTTAACCAACGGAGGTGTTCCCGATGGCAGGAAATATTTTCAATCCAGGCGGAGGAGTTTTTGGCGGCGGCGGTGGTGTGTCAACCTTCCTGGCTTTGTCAGATGTTGTTCCAACCGCATACACAGGACAGGCAGGCAATGCCGTTGTTGTCAATGGCGGTGAGTCTGGGTTGATCTTTGGATCTGGCCCAACCGCACCAAAGTTGGGAACCTGGGATGTCTCCGAAACCTATTCAGCCTTGGACATGGTGAACTATCAAGGTGTGATCTATAAGTGCATTCTTGGTTCCACTGGTGACATTCCTTCTTCCTCTCCAACCTATTGGGAAAGTTTTGGTGGAACTCCTGCGGGTGCTGATTCAAATATTCAATACAACAATGGTGGTGTGTTCGGTGGGGATGCTTTGCTCATCTGGGATGATGTAGCAAAGAAGATGGGCATTGGAATATCTCCCACCGCAACTTTTCATGTTGCTGGCGCACAGGATGAAAATGCACAGATTGCCATCAAAGCCTTCACAGGGGATGTTGGTGAAAGCGGTGTTGTCAATATCATTCGGAGCCGTGGAACGGTTGCCTCTCCCGTTGCCCTCACTTCAGGAGACAGGATTGGTTTGCTTGCTTGGAGAGGTCAGGCGCAGGCTGGTGATGAACAGATGGCGGCATCCATTGAAGCCTTCACCTCTGAGGCTTGGGATGCTGACAACAATGGAACCTATCTTCTATATAAGATTTGCAAGGAAGGGGAAAATGCTCCTTCTCTTTATATGAAGGTTGATGAAAATTCCCAGATTGCCGTTGGTGATAGTTCAGCCATTGATCCTTCTTCTGCTTTTGATATTGCTGGCGTTGGTGGGTTGGCGGCTGTTCTCACATTGAAGAGGATGGATGCAACCACTTCCACAAATGAACCTCTTGGCACAATCCGATTCACAAGCACCGATGGCGGAGCAACATCCAATCCGCAAGTGGGTGCAACGATCACTTCCGAAGCCACAAGTGCTTGGTCATCTGGTGTCTGTCCTGCTCGAATTGAGTTCTCAACTGTTCCCGCTGGATCAGATGTCTTGTCAGTCAGAATGACAATCAAAGAAGATGGTGATGTCAATTTCACTGGCGGAATAAAATTGGGAACCAGAGCCTCTTTGGTTGCCGGAAGTATGCAATGGACAGGTTCCAACTTCCAAGGATATGACGGAGCCTCATGGATTGATTTGGATCAATCAGGTGGTTCTTCATTCACTCCGATGATCAAGACAACAACCTACACAGCTTCAGCCGGTGATGAAGTCTATGCTTCAACTGCCGGAGGCATCTGGACACTCACTCTTCCACTCACACCTTCCTTGGGTGACACTGTGAGAATTGTGAATTTGGACAACTCCTTTGAAACTTACAATCTAACCATCAACCGCAATGGAAGCAACATCATGGGAGTTGGGGAGAACATGACGGTCAACATCAATGCTTCCTTTTCACTGAAATATTCTGATGCAACCAACGGTTGGGTGATTTTTTAAGGAGAAAATATGAGTACACTACAACAACATATTGGGGCGGTTCCTGATGTTAGAACTTTGCACACAGCCATAGGTTCTGGTTCCAAAGGTGATTGGCTGTTCCTTGATTCCAACACTGACAAGGTTGTTGGTGTCAGTGAGTTTGAATCACCCAATTGGTTCAGTGAATATCAGGACACACCCATGTATTCGGCTTGTTGCAAGTTGGATTCTAACAGGGTGATGGTATTTTTTTATGTGACCAACATTGCTGATTATTTTCTCTTTGCCCGTGTTCTCAATATCAGTGGTGATAAAGTCAGTGCTGGTCAAGCCTATGTGATAGAGTTGACCAGGGCTTTGAGTTTGGATTGTTGTTTGATTGATACTAACAAAGTGGCCTTTGTTTATAGGGATCAAGGTGATTCGGATATTGGCAAGGCTATAATTTTGACTGCTTCCGGTGATATTATTTCTCATGGCGATCCGGTGGCATTCACAGCCAAAACAACCGCCCGATATGGTCATGATATAGATGTTTGCAAACTCGACACCAATAAATTTTTGGTGTCATATTCAGACAGGACAACACCCTATCATGGATTTGTTGTGGCTGGCACGGTGTCTGGAACTGTTCCCACCTTTGGTTCTGAGGTGGATGTCAATTCTGGTGCGGCGGCTGAAGTCCTTCGGTGTTGTCCATTGGGAACGGACAAGGCTCTGACTGTTTTTCGTGATCCAGGCACAAGCGGTTATCCAAGTGCGGTTGCTTTGACTGTCAGTGGAACCACAATCACACTTGGCACAAAGCAAACATGGGATTCTGTTTATGGAACTTATTTTGGGCCGGTTCAAATATCAACTGATAAATTCTTCATAGCTTGGGGCAAAAATTATGCCGCCAATGGTTATGGCATTGTTGGAACTGCTTCTGGGACTGTTCTTTCATTTGGAACTGAGCAACAATGGTATAGCGGAGCCATTGGCAATGAGCAACTGACTTCTTTTCTAATCGACACTGACAAAGTTGCTATTGTTGGGGAAGGCCCAACCAATGATCACAACATCACGGTTGGCACCATCTCTGGCACCGTGATGACTTTTGGTTCCGGTGCTTCCTTCCTGTATGAATCTGACACAACGGTGACTCATGTTTGGGGATGTCCTTGTGGTGCTTCGAATAAAGTTTTGACGGTGTGGACAGAAGGCTCCGGCAACACTGGCAGAGGCACCACCCGCATAGGAAGTGTTTCTGGAACAACGGTGTCATTGGCTGATTATAGATACACAGGAATTGCCGCACAAGATTATACGGATGCCGGAACGGTTGAAGTCATGCACAGTGGGGTTTTGTCTGGGATAAGCAAACCAGGAATGGACAGGTATTATTTGCCAAGCACAACAATGGATCTTGTTGTCCCTAGAATTTTACAACGGCTGGATCTAAATGCCATTTATCTTGGATATGATTCAATGCCAGGAACAAGGGTGTTGTTTTCAAGAGGCAGAATTTCAGAGGAGTGAATTATGCTTTTATCCGATCAAATCAGAAGCGGTTCAAGGATTGCCAATTCAACGGCTGTGGGTTCCGGCTCCAAGGGTGATTTTGTTGCCATGAATCTTGGTGATGGCAAGGCAACCAAAATAATTATTGATGAGTTCATGAACACCTTCAATGATGCCAGCACCGATTTTATTGCCTGCTGTAAGATGGACACCAACAAATTTCTGGTGGTCTATAAAAACAATGGTGATACTTTTGGCTATGGCAGAATTGGGGTTGTGTCTGGTGCAACAATTCGTTGGGGAACAGCGGTTGCTTTTCATTCTGCCGCAGGCGGCGCACAATACTTGGCTTGCTGTTATGTCAGTGCTGACAAGGCTCTCATAGCCTTCAGCAAAGCATATACATATCCAGGGAATGTGATTGTTGCCTCTGCAAGTGGAGACACAGTTTCCTATGGCACAGCCGTTGAGTACAATTCCACAAACACAACTGAGGTTGATTGCTGTTTGATAGGAACTGACAAGGTTGCCGTTGCTTTCCGTGACACAACTGCTCACGGTGAGGTTTGTGTTTGTACTATATCAGGCACAACCATCACGGCTGGAACTCCGGTGACTATTGATTCCGGCAATGATGCTTTTGATTTGGGCATCTGTCCACTTGGCACGGACAAGCTGATGATTGTTTACCAAGAAAATGCAAGCACCGATGATGGCAAAACGGTTGTGGCAACGGTGTCAGGCACAGTTCCAACGGTTGGAACTCCGGTGACATTTCATTCTGACAAGTGCTTCACACCTCATGTTTGCCAACTTACAACGGACAAGGCTTTGGTCTTTGCTGATATTAAAACGAACAGCAAACAACGGTGTTCGGCTTGGGTTGTCAATGTCAGTGGGACGGTTCCCACATTTGCGAAGGAGCATGTTGTTCGCATTGCCAACAATCAGTACACAAAAGTTTTGGCATTATCCAGCACAAAAGTAATATTTGTTTACAGGGACAGCGGCCAGAATTTTTTTGGCATTGCTATTGGAGCAACTGTCAGTGGGAATGATATTGTCTTTGGAAAGCCCACCGTTTTCAATCACTATACCACAATGAATATTTGGCCTTGTGCAATTGATACGGACAAAGCGGTTGTTTGTTGGGAAGATGATGGTGGTGATGATCATGGACAGTCTGGTGTGTTGAGCATTTCAGGCAATGACTTGACTTTGGGTGTCTTCCGGTTTGGTGGTTTGGCCGCTGATGATTTTACTGACACCAATCCGGTCAGTGTTGTTCTCAGTGGCATTGTTAAAAATATCAGCAGTATGACCTTCAACCATGTCTACCTTCTTGAAGAGGGAGGCAACCGAATATCAGCACGGCAATCCCATGTCAGCTATACATTTGATGGATATGCAATTGGGAGTGATGTGGACAGTGATGCAAGAATGGTCACTGATAGTTTGCTGGCAACTGCTGATTAAATTTCCCAAGGAAGAAAGGGTGAAAAATTATGGCGGGTTTATTTTCATACCCAGGATTTCTGGGAGATATAGTCAGGGGTGACACAAGGGATTTCATGATTGCCATCACACAGGATGGATCTGAGGTTGACATCACTGGTGGAAAATTTTATGTCACCATTGCCGCTGATCTTGATCCTGACACAACTCCTGAGTTGGAAATCCTGATTGATCCTCCCACAGATCCCACTCATGGAAAAACCAGTGGGACAATCTCTGACACTGAAACCTATGCCTTGGAAGCAAGTGTCTATTTCTATTCTGTTCGGTTCATCAATGCCGCAGGAGCCGCCTATGTTTTGGACATAGGGCAAATCAATATCTATGACGGTGTTTCGAGCAGAATTTCATAGGGGGTTTTTATTATGGGCTGTGGATTAGAAGGTGACATTGATGTCAGGAATCTAAACATTGGAATCATTGACACCAATGTTTCAGGCGGTGTTGATGTTGATTCTTTGGAAATTGATTTCTCCGGTGATGCCTATGGCGGAACGATGACTGAAGCCGCCTTGGAATCTCAGATTGTCATTGATGCTTTGGAGATTCAGCTTGTTCAGGCGGTGGATTTCCAGCCAACTGTTTTGCCTTCTATCAGAACAACTCTCTTGACCATCACCCAGGCAATTCCAACTGGTCAAGATTTTTATACAAACAGTGGGGGAACCTACTATGTCAAGGAAAGGGATGATGGTGACTTGAGAGATACTTCAACAAAATTCTTGGAAGATGAATCAGTTCAGTTCTATCTTAACGGATCAAATCTTGTAAAGGGCGAGCATGTTATTTGGACAAGCCAATGGTCTTTTGTCTTCGGCTTTGCAGTTGATGTTGGTGACTTTCTAAAAATATTAACCTAAAAAAGGAGAATGAAAAATGGCGTTGATCAATGAAAGGCATGTTATTGCTGACAGAGCCGGAGATGAAAAAGGCTTCGGGAACTTTGCAACCCTGATGGACTTCCTGAACAGGCGCAGAGTTCAAATTCAGAATTTTGTGGACACTGACATTGTGGTTTCTGCGGCTCAGTTCGTTTTGATCAATAGTGCCTTGGTGTCAGGCAACCTTGCGGTTGGAACTGCCACTGAGGAAACTGATGGTGGAACGATGGCGGCAGAACTGGTTGGTGCGGTTGGGACTGCGGCAACCACAAGCATTGCGGATTCCATTGGCAATGTTCTCAACCTTTGTGACATCCGTGATGCCACAACCCATGATCCGATTTTGGATGGATCAAACCGGAAGGTCTTTGCTCTTTTCCAATCAGCCAATGGCGTTGCTGATGGAACGGCAATTGGTGCGGCGGCTTCAGAGAACTGCCAGATTTCCTTTGTCATCGTTGATGCCACAGGTGCCTTTGCTCTGACCTCTGTGAACGGAACCATTGAACTGGCTTCTCCGAAGGTCTATGCAGAACGGCATCTGCCAACGATCTACAAGGAAGGCATGTGGGTTGAGTCAGAAGTTCTTGATCCTTCAGCCATTGCTCCTCTGATCCGTTCCTATATTGTCACGGCGAAGTATGCCAAGGATGAGGTCATCACCGTTTCCACTGGTGCTGGTGGGGTTTCGGGAACGTCAACTCCTTCTGGAGACACAATCGCTTCCCTTGGTGCAAGTGCCGCCATCTTCAATGCCTCAACCACAACCCATGTCTATCTGAATGGGGCAAGGGCGTTGAAGGGAACTGAAGTCACTTGGTTGTCCACCACAACTTTCAGCTTCAGCGTGAAGCTGGATGTTGGTGGGACTTCACCCGATTGGTTCCAGGTTGAGGTTGCGGCATAAATGATTTCACAACGCCAAGTCAATGATCTGGTTGTGCCGGAAGTTTCTCTTGCTCAAGGGACAGGGAGAGAGGATGAAGTTCTCTTTGTCCTTGAGCGAGAAACAACCTACCGGTTCAGGACTTCCTTGGCTCTTGCTGTCAACGGCTATTCCATTCTTTCCACAGGAGTGAATGGTTTCAGCCGTTGGCAAGCAATCAGTGGCCGCTATGCCAAGTCATATAGAAAGCACAGGATTCCAACGGATGAATATGCAGAGGTGTTTTCTTCTGACAGGCTTTCGGTAAGAAATCAACCATTAAAAATTGAAGCAGGAGGTCGCCTTGTTCTGAGGGAAGATTCCTGTTTTTATGGCGGGTGATTTTTATGACAATTCCAGCATCTATCTATATGAGGGTTGGAGATGAAACTCCGGCAAGTCCAGAAACCAATCAACTTTTAGTTTTCTTTGATGATGCCGGAAAGATGTATATTTCTTTTGATGGTTCAACTGCTGAAGTCTATACCACAGAAGATCCTCCTTCTGGCGGTGGTTGGGCTGTCGGTGCAACTCCTCCTGTTTCACCTTCTGATGGTGATGGTTGGTACAACACAGGTGACAACATTCTTTATGTCTATGATGGATCAAGATCAAAGTGGCTTTCTTCAAGTGATGTTGTGGTCACACTGGCAAGGAATGGCCTGATCAATAATGGAACCTATGCCTATAGTGGATTGGTGAAAAATTCTAGTTGTGCGGGAGCAACTTTTCCAAGGGATGCCACTCTTTGCGGAATGTATATAAAGACAAGAAATGCAACGGCAACTTTTGCTTTTTCCTATGAAATAAATTTATCAAATGAATGGAGTGACACAATCAGTTCCGCAGGTGAATATTCTGATGATACATTGGACACTGATTTGGATGAAGGTGATCGGGCAAACATTTATTTTTCGGGGTCTGACACACAGCGGGATGCAGTCTGTCATTTGGTTTTTCGTTGGAGGTACACACCATGATTCGAGAGTTGAAAAATGTCAGTGGTTCGGAGGTCACTATAAATGACCTTGGGATCAAGCTGGCAAACAATCAAGAGAAAGAGATTGAACAAGATCAGTTGGGATCATATTTGGCAAGCACCGATTTGGAAACACTCATTGATGATGGTGACATTCAGGTTGGTGATGGAACAACCTTCTACACCAACGCCAATGAAGGCCAGTGTTATTTTCGGACAATGTTTGGTGATGAGTTCTATCTCATTGATGGAAGTTCCCTTGACCAGTTTGCTCCTGTGATTGTCACCGATTCATTGACAAGCAAAAAAGCAAGTAGCATGGCAATGAACATGCTCACCATCATGCGGGAATTATACAATGATCCAGGTGATCCACTTTATGATTCAGGCTTCACTCCCATTCTTGGATCAACTGGTTGGGGTGAGGCTCAAGCTGACAGGATTTTGAATCTGGAAACAATTCACGGTGATCTTGGCTGGCACACTCAAATGATTGTTCAGGCAACCTACAAGAAGCCTAGTGACATTCTCTTCTATTATGGTTGGATGAACTCTTTCAATTCGGCTGTGAACAGTTGGAACAATGAATTGGTTGCTCATGACATGGCAAAATTCCAGCTTGTTGTTTTGGGTGATGGCATTCAGGAATCAAGTCATGGTGATTATGCCAACACACAGATCATCATTCCAAGAATCCAAGCCCTGAACCCCAACACAAAAATTTTCGGATATGTCACAGTGAATCAAAGTCTTGCAAACTTTGAAGACAAGTGTGATGAATGGGAAACTCTTGGTGTTGATGGAATCTTCTTGGATGAGGCTGGCTATGATTACGGAACAACCACAACAAATGGAAGGGCGGCATTCAATACAAAGGTTGATTATGTTCATGCCTTGACGAATGCCAACCTCTGCTTTGCTAATTGCTGGAACATGGATCACATCATTGGAACGGAGAATGATGTTTCCTATCCAAACACCACCTGGAACCCAAGCCTTGTGGCTTCCAACCTCACATTCAATGATTGGTATTTGCTTGAAAGCCTTGCTGTGAACACCACAGCCTATTCTTCTGCTGGTGGATATGCAACCAAAGGGGAATGGGCGGCAAGGGGTTTGAAGGCCACAGGCCACAGAGGAACCTATGGAATCAATGTTGCTTCCGTTGGGATCATTGCCAACACTGATTCCGATGCCCAAGACCTTTTTGATTTCTGTTTTGCTTCTGCCTGCATGTGGTCTTTGGAAGCCAACGGAAGTTCTGACACAGCCTATGGAGCAAGTTCAGCAAAGGTTGATTTTCACACAAGGCCGGATGTTTCCCAGATGGGCCGGATATATAGTTGTTGCCCAACTGTTCAAGTTGATGTTGGTGACAATGATGTCTATTGGAGATATGTGGATTTTGGAAGATTCAGTTTGGATTTTTCTGCGGCGGCTCAAGACAGTGACATTGAAAAATGGTAGAGGTCAAAAAATAAAAGATCATTAGCAAGAAGCAAGATCGGCAATGGTGCCAAAACATGATCAGTCAAAAGGAGAAGATCAATGAGCAATGACAGGAGTGAGAAAGACAGGATGGTTCCCAGGAAAGATCCAGCAGAGAAGGAAGGTGAGATGGTGCAAGAGGAATTGTTTCCCACTGATGAAAATACATTTCCCACTGATGAAGAAGTTCAGACTGATGGGAAGATCACTCTTGGTGCTTTGAACATCATCACACCAACACTGACAAAGGTGTTCAATGCTTCCCTGCCGGTCAAGGATGCCTACAAGATTTCCAAGGCCATTGACCGGCTGAATGTGGAATTGAAAAAGGTTGAAGAACATCGGGTCAACCTTGTGAAGAAACATGGCAAAAAAGATGAGAACAAAAACATGACTGTGGTTCCTGAAAATATGGAAGCCTTCTCAAAGGAATTTCAAGAACTGATGAATATTGAGGTTGAAGATTTTCAGCCGGTTCCAATGTCCTTTGCAACTTTGGAGGATTCCAAGATTGAACTGACTCCAATTGAAGTGAACAATCTGATTGGCCTTGGCTTCCTTGAGGAGCCAATTTTTGAAGATGGATAGTTTTCAAAATTTGCCGCAAATTTTGAAAAGCCCTGGCTGAAGATTGAAGAAGGGAAACAGACCATGCCGAAAGTTCTTGATGACTGTGTGAAGAAGTTGAAAGCCAAGGGCCACAGCCAATCTTCCGCCTTTGCCATCTGCTCAAAGCAGACCGGATTTGTCAAGGCCAAGGGCGGCAAATGGGTCAGGAAGGGCGGATCAGGAAGGAAGAAGGCAAAGTGAACCAGAAAACACCTCTGATTTTCCTGGCAGGCTTCAGAATCCTTGATCTGACAGGGGTTCGGGGTCTTCCAGGTGTCAGAGGATAGGTTTCCAGGGGAACGGCTCAGAAACGATTTCAGGAGGTCAAAATGGCAAAGAGTAAAACAACCAAGACAAAATCTATAACACCAACCGTTGATCAACGATGGATGGCGGAGTCAGATGCTCACACCCTGGCTGAAGCGGAGTCAATCAAGATGGACAAGGGGAGGTTGGGAAGGGCCAAGAAAGCGGCAGGGAAATTGGCAAAGGAAGCAGAGAAGAGAACAAAGGCAATGAAAAAGATTATCAAGAAATGATCTATTGGGTGAGGTTGGGGCGGCGATCACCAAGAAGCCTCTTGCCGGATTTGAATGTTCTGGTGATGACTGAGGAAATGTTGCTTGCCATTCTCCCCTGCCTTGAATTGGAAAACTCAAACTATATCGTTCAAGAAGTTGCAGAAGTATCAGAGGAGCAGACAATCAAGGATCTATTATTGAGGAGCAATCAAAATGGGCAACCCTAACAACACAAGCAATGTTCCGGCGTTGCGGAAGACCACTGACATTTGGTTCATGGCATACCTTCAATCAAGAGGATATGATCTTTTGGATTTTGAAGTTTTGAATCCTGGCAAGTCAATCTTTCAGGTGAAAATATCGGAAGAGGATTGGAAGAAATACAAAATGGAATTTCATCAACATGAGGTGAACACCATTCGAAGGTTTGTAGAAGGGCTGAAGGATTTGAGCTTTTGATTGGAGCAGAAATGAAAGGGCATCAAATAAATGGATCAAACCACCCTTGGGATTTGGCTTGGGCCAATAATTACTCTGATAATCTTTGCCGTGGGTGTTTTGATTGGTTACGGAAAGTTGAGGGCAATTGTTGTGACCAAAGACGAATGCCGTGACAATCAAATGGGCTGTTCAGACAGAACCTTGTCTGAGATAAAGGATGACATTCAGGAAGTGAAGGATCTGGTGGTTGATCTACATGACAAGCAATCTATTCGGATCGAAGAGTTGGACAAGAAGAGGCATGACCTCAACAACAAATATCAGGAATTATTTTTGGGTGTTCAGATGCAGTTCACGGAAACACAAAAAGAGATTTCAGAATTGATTCAGAAAAACCAAATCAGTTTCACCAAGTTGCAAAAACAGGTCAGTGAAATCAGTGGCTATGTGAAAGCAGTTGGAAAGAACGGAGGGAACTCTATTTGAAATCCTCAGACTTTGTTGGCTTTCAACCATACTTTTCAGCCCAAGAAGATTGGGGTGATTTGGAAAGAGTCAATTGGTTGATTCCTTGGGCATGTTACCAGATCAGAACAGGTCTGATTGACATTGGGTTCAATTGGCCCATGCACATTCATTGTGCCTTTGAACTTGGTGGTCATAGTGCAAATTCATATCACTATAAAGGGTTGGCGGTTGATTTCCATTTCAGCAAAACCTATTCCACATTGGTCAATGAATATGTTGCTTTGGAAGCTGTTCTGAAAGAAATGAAGCTGGACAAGTTTGTTGGCCTGGGAGTCTATCCCTATTGGAACAGCAAAGGCTTTCATCTTGACTTGAGGGGTGTTGGCATTCGTTGGGTCAAGGTGCGGGAAAAATATGAATATGGAAATGAAATCAAAATCAAAAGATTGCTTTTCGAAAATAGTTAGGAGGTTTTTAATATGGCTACATTGATTGTGGAAGATGGTTCTGGTGTGGCAGATGCCAACACATATATTGATGTGGCCTTTGCAAATACCTATTGCCAAGATTTGAATTATACTTCTTGGACAATGCTGGCAGGATCGGCAAAGATTCAAGCCATCCTTCGGGGCATGAGTTATATTGAAGCCTTGAATTGGAAAGGTCAGAAGGCAGAGGAGGATCACAGCCTTGAATGGCCCAGGAAACAGGTGACAGATCGGAACGGCTATGTTCTTGACACTGACTACATTCCACCGAACCTGAAGAAGGCTTTGGCTGAAGCGGCATACAGGGAATCAAGTGAAGCTGGATCAACTCAACCGGATCTTGCTGGCCCAAGCAACATTCAAAGCATGAAGGCGGGTTCCTTGGCCCTGAGTTATTTTGACAGCAAGTCAGAGTCAGGAGCAATCTATTCAATCATTGAAGGTCTTCTGAAAGGTCTTCTGCTTGATGGTGCCAAATGCAGGAGAACATAAAATGAGCCTGAGAGCCAAGTTTGCCAAAGCCGCTGAAACCATCTTTGATGCCTTTGGGGATGTTGTTGAATCTGTCACATATACCAGCCTTGGTGTTCAAGAATACAATGCAACCAGTGGTGACATTGAAAGGGAAGACACCAACATCACCTGTGACATGGTGCGGGAAAAATTAGACTCTGAAAAACTCCGTGCCTATGCCACTATGGACAGCGAAAGAAAAAAGGTGATGATGTATGAGTGGGTTCAAGGAATTTTCAGAGCAGAGCAACTTGGTGTGTCTCCGAAAAATGGAGACTATATCACCAGAGCAGATGGGGCGGTTTGGATGGTCATTGATTTCTTCACAGATCCAGCGGGAGCAACCTGGACAATTGTTTTTAGGAAATAGATTATGCCTGTGAATGTCAGAGGGATGGACAACACCATTGTGTTTCTCGAAAATTTCGAAAGCAGGATGGGTTCCTCTGTCTTCAATATAGTCACAAAGTTTGGAATGGATCTATATGGTTCAATTGTGAAGATGTCACCAGTGGGAGAAGTTCACGGTGGAAGGTTCAGAGGTGATTGGCAGTTTGACGTTTCTTCCTCCCCAAGGTCTTTGGTCATCTTCACCATCTTCAACCGGATGCCCTATGCAGGGCCGGTTTCATATGGTTCGGTTGTGGGAAAAGCACCCTGGCCTTCAGCAGGGCCAAGGACTGTGGAAAATGCTGGAAGGGTTTATTCAAGCCAAGCACCCTTTGGAGTTGTTGAGCCTGCTTTCAACTCTCTCCCAATTGACAAATTGAGGAATGAGATTTTGAGAGCATTGACCTGATAGATTTTAATGGAGAGGAAATAAATGGAAAAGAGAACCGAAGGATTGACTGAAATATATGACAGACTCAAACCTCTATTTGTTTCCTATCCACTAACATTTCTTGACATCTCTCCTGACTTCAAGGTGGAAGCCATAAGTATTCCGGCTGTGATAATCATTGAGGGAACGGATGAGATTCAGAAGAGAACCCAAAGAACATATTTGGGCTATCCTGCCAAGAGGCAGTTGGAGGTCATCATTGAGTGTTGGGACAACACTCTTGATGCAGTTCGATCCCTTTACCAAGAGGCACGGAGTGCCGTTCTCGCCAACTCAGGAATCTTGATTCCTGATGAGGTAATCATTAGGGAAGATAAGGTCATTGGCCCTTTCAATTTGGACATTCCGAACATCAAGGGGATGAGGATCATTTTCTTGATGACCTATGAGGATGCAGGGGTCAACACAAGTTAAAAGTCACTGATTCATTATAAGGAGAATCAATATGCCTATTGCCGCAAACCCCGAAAACTATACCCTTGGAAGAGGTGTAGTTTATTTTGACAAAGAGGTCAGCGGAGCCTATGAAGGGGAACGGGACATGGGGAATGCTCCCGCCTTTGCAGTTTCCCTTGCTGTGGAAAAGCTAGACCACTATTCTTCCAGATCAGGCTTGAGGGCAAAGGACAAGATTGTTGTCACTGAGGTGACACCAACGATGACCTTCACCCTTGATGAAATCAACGTGGATAATGTGGCGTTGATGTTCATGGCAGAAACCACCGCTGTCACCCAAGTTGCCGCTGATGATCTTTCCGTTGTTCTTGCAACTGCCGTCACTGGCAATCGCTTTTTCAGCCTGGGAGATTATAAGGATGTTGGAATCTGGACTCTGGCCTATGACAGCGGAGTTGGCGGTGCGCCCACCATTGCTGAAGTTGTTTCAGGAGCAACCGGAGTTGGCACAGTGATTGGCTTCAATGGTGATGCTGTTTCAGGTGTTCTCTTCATTGAAGTGACCACACCTGGCTTCATTGATGCTGAGAACATCACAGGAGATGGAACCTTTGATGCTGATGCCGTTGGAACTGAAACCTTCGACACCACTCAACTGTCTGTTCATGACACCGCAACACCCACAACAATGTATGCTGTGGATACTGACTACACTGTGGACTCTGCCACTGGCAGGATCTTCATTGTGGCTGGTGGTGGGATCGAAACGGCAGGGCTGTCAATCACCGTTTATTTCGGTGTGGCGGCGGCAAGCTATACCACAATCAATGCGTTCGAAGAGACTTCCATTGAAGGTCGGGTTCGGTTCGTACCTGACAACCCTGTTGGGAACAACATGGAACTTCTCTTCTGGCGGGTTGACCTCACTCCTGCGGGTGAAGTGGGCATGATTGCCGATGAGTGGCAGGTGTTGGAGTTCACTGGTGAGATTCTGAAGGATGAGACAAATCATCCAACAAGCCCTTATGGAAGGATCATCACTGACGACACCATTGCATAAATAAACCCAGAACAAAGGTCAAGCCAGGAGGGGTTGTCCCTCCTGGCTTCAGGCCATTCGGACAAACATGGCAAAGAAAAAATCAAAGAGGGATCTGATGAGTCAAAACGGAAAGGTCAAGCTGTCAGAAGGAGATTGGGAACTGCTCCTTCCTTCAAAGTCGGTGACTCTGGGAGGAACAGTTGTGGACATCAAGCCATTGGGCTTGGAAGAGTTTGTGAAGGCGGTGACAAGAATCACAACAATACGGGAGGACTTTGCACAGGCGGGTGTCACTCTTGAAAATTTTAACACAGGTGAGGGCTTGACAAAATTTGCAACCATCTTGATTGAGAAACTTCCAGATGTTCTTTCCGATGCAACCAAACTTGAGGTCAATGACCTCAAGCGGCTTCCCCTAGCTTCAGCAGTTTGTCTTCTTGATGCGGTGCTGGAAGCTAACATTGAAAGCCAGGACGGTCTATTAAAAAACTTCGAAGCCTTGGCGGGGAAGGTGAGCAGACTGATGGGGTCGATGTCGGAGACATCGCCCAACTCCTTGTCGAGGCCGGACACAACTGGCGAGATGTGAAAGAGTATTCACTTGGTGAGATAGGGGTCTTCATTCGGGTTGTTGTAGGGAACCGAACATCAAAGATGGTCAATGATGTCACCTTGCATTGGGTTGCTAATAATGCGGATAAAAAATCTTTGCAGAAATTCATTGATGGTCAATACAGGGACAGCAACCTTCCGAAGCCCAAGCCTCAGACTCCACCTCCTGCACAAGTCCAAACTGATTGGAACAGATTGGCCCTGGCTTTCAAAAGTGGGGCTTTGAAATAGGGTGAAAATTTATGGCTAATTCTGTGACAAAAATGGTGGACATTGTTCTCAAGGTTTCCAAGCAGGGACAAGATGTCTTTGGTCAGGCTTCCGTTCAAGCCAAGAAGTTGACTCAGGATCTTTCCGGTCTTGAGAATCAACTGAAAAAAATTGAAGAGTTCAAAACTCTGAAGAAGGATGTTGATTCCAGCAACAAGGCTTTCAAGGATGCTGAAGCCAGGGTCAAGGAACTCAGTGTTGCAATCAAGCAGGCTGGTGTTCCCACCAAGAAGATGTCACAGGATTTCGACAAGGCCAAGGCAAGTGCCAAGGCTTTGAAAGAAGAATATAAACAGAATGAAGTTTCCTTGCAGAAGTTGAGGAATGAACTCTCCCAGGCAGGCGTTTCCACCAACAAGCTGGCTGAAGATGAAAAGAAACTGAAGACACAGCTTCAGGCAGTTGAAAAAGAGATGAAGGACATTTCCAATGTTGACATCTCTTTCAAGCAGTTGGATGTCAGGCCAATTTCAAGAATCAAGCAAGAGATAAAAGAAACAGAAGATGCTCTGGATAAAATGCGCCGGAGTGGGAAGGTTGCAGGCAAAGACCTTGAGAGGGCAACCACAGCCGCCAAGCTGAAGGTTGCCGCATTGAACAAGGAAATAAAAGAAGGCCAGAGGGCCAAGGGGTTTGGCAAAGTCACCCAAGGCTTCAAGAGTATGAAGGGAAGCATTGTTGGTGTGACTGCCGCCATTGCCAGTGCAACTGCGGCTCTTTATACCTTTGCAAAAGCGGCAGGAATCTTTGCAACTTTTGAAAGGCAGATGGCAGAGGTTGCGGCAATCAGTGGTGCCACAGGTGAAGCATTGCAGGGCATGACTGACATTGCCAGGGAAATGGGTGCAACCACAGAGTTCACCGCAACCCAGGCCGCAGAAGGTTTGAATCTTCTCTCAAGGGCTGGCAACACAGCAGAACAATCAATTGCCGCCCTTCCTGCCGTTCTCAGGACAGCCCAAGCAGGAAACATTGGCTTGGGTGAGTCAGCAGATATTGTCACCAACATCATGAAAGGCTATGGGTTCCAAGCAAGTGAGACAGGCCGGATTTCTGATGTTCTGGTGAAGACCTTCACAAGTTCCAATGTCACCCTTCAGGAATTGGGTGACTCCTTCAAATACATTGCGCCAATTGCCAGAGGTGCTGGCATTGAGTTTGAAGAGATGGCGGCAATGATTGGGTTGCTTGGTGATGCTGGTCTGAAAGGATCACAGGCAGGAACAGGACTCAGGGACGCAATCACCCGCTTGCTGAAGCCCACCAAAGAAGAAGCAAAAGAAATGAAGAGGCTGGCAAAGTCTCTTGGCATTTCTGGTGATGCTTTCAAAGATGCCAAAGGAAATTTGCTTCCCTTCAATGAAACTCTGAAAACTTTGGAAGATGCCGGAGCAGATGTTTCCACCATGCTTGAACTGTTTGCAAAGCGTGGTGGTCTTGCAATGCAGACTCTCAGCCAGCAGGGATCAAAGAGGCTTGAAAAGTTCACCCAGGCATTGAGAGATTCAGGCGGAACCGCTGAAGAAATTTCAGCGATAATGACAGACAACTTGGTTGGTGCAACAAGACAGGTGAAGTCTGCAACTGAGGCTTTCATCATTGAACTTTTCAATGGTGGGGATGCCCTGAAAGAGTTTCTATACATCATCCGTGATTATATTGTCATTGCAAAAGATTGGGTGAAAGAGAACAAAGGTGTTTTTGAATCTATAGGACAACTGATCAAAAATATTGCCCTCCTGGTTGCAAGAAATCTTGATCTGAAGGGTGCCTTCAGACTCACTGGTCAAGCCCTTGATCTTTTGTGGAAGGCTCTTTCCGGTGTCATACTTATCCTTGAAAAAACCGTTGGGCTTTTTGTGGATATGGGAAGCACCGCAGAAGGCACAAAAGACAGCATGGGCAGGACTGCAAACTCTGTCAGAGATTTGACCAGTGCATTCACCTTCATGGCGGATATGATTGAGGCTTTGAAGATAGGTCTTGAGAAGGGTGTCAACTATTGGCTGACCAAGATTGGCAAAACAATGGCTTGGCTCCGTGGGGAAAGCACGGACATTTGGGATGAGATGACTCAAGAAGTTCTTGAGCATGGGAAGGTTCTTGATAAACATGCCAAGGATCAAGACAAGAGGGCAAAGCAAGAAGAGAAAGCAGAAATTGCCCGAAAGAAAAAACTGGATGATGAAATCAAAGCCGCCCAGGAAAGAAAGCGGTTGCAGGATCAGTTCACTGAATCACTGGCAGACACAAAGACAGCCTATGACACATTGTATCAGACTGTTTCTTCCACAATGGAAAGTCTTGCTTCCCAAACTGAACAGCAAGCCAATAGGATTTGGGAATCCCTTGCAAGCAATGAGAGGATTGAAACACTCAAGGAAAATCTGAGACAAGTCAATGCCGCCTATGATTTGTCAGGAACCGAAAGAATCCAAAAGGCGCAAGCAATAGAAAAAGAACTGACCAAAGTGACAGTGGCGGAGATGACTGAATCCGCCAAGAAACAGGTGTCCTTGTATTCGGATCTTTATGACAAACAAAAGGCTCTTGCTGATTCCCACTATGCACAGCAAAAGGAATTTGCTCTGAAGGGAATCACCGATGAGGAAGAACGATTGGCAACCCTTCAAAGACTTCAGCAAGAACATGCTGAGTCACTGAGGAAGATTGCCAACAAAACTGCCGATCATCAAAAGAAAGCCTATGAAAGGGTTGAAGCATATCTCAAAACTGTTCTGGAAAAATCACAAAAGGAATACAACAAATATGCTTCTGAAGTTGCAAAGATCCAAGCTGAAATTGCTCAGATGGAAAAAGACCATGCGGCAGAGAACAGAGAAATTGCCCGTATGTCTATGGATGATGAGGAAGTCTATTATGACCGGAAGAAGGAATTTGCTGAAGGTCTTGCTGATGCTGAAAGCATGGTCAATGATCGAACGATTGAGGGACAGAGGGAAAAGCTGAAACAACTTGGTGAACTGAGAACCAAGGCCAACACCTACAACAAGGAAGTCACAGATGGTCAGAATGTAATTATTTCCAAGGATGAGGCAAGGGCCAACCTTCAGAGGGACATCAAAAAGATTCAGGATGAAGAGGCAATTGCAAGACAGACCATTCTTCAACTCACCCAGGAGAAGGCGCAAGCTGAAGCGGCAAATGCAGAAGCGGCAAGAAAAGAACTGGCTGTCATTGAGCAGATACAAAAGGCAACGGCTAAAATCACACCGATGGAAGTTGGCATTGATCCAAAATCGGTTGCCGCCTATGAAGCACAGATGGCAAAGCTGACTGAAACCAGAACCCAGATCATCAAATTGGAACTTGAGACTTCCAAGGGTGCGGCAGAAGCGGCGGCTCCTGATGGTGGTGGGGAAGGAACTCCTGCGGCTCCCGCTGAAGGTGGTGGGACAGAAATTTCCATCACGGCAAAGGATGACACCGCTGAAGGAGTTGCTGAAGCCAAGACAGCCATTGAGACTTTCAAAACAGAAGAAGAAGCCAAGGAGCCGGTCAAGGCTCAGTTCAAATTGACCGGTGATCAGGGACTCCCTCTCAATGAAACATTTTTGCTGGCCCAAAATGAACTGACAATGTTCAGGGATCAGGTCACAATGATGTTCGGTGAGGGAATCAGAATAATTTTTTCATTCATGGGAAATGTCACTGGTGAACCACAACCATTGACAGGTGCCATGACTTCCATCACAGAAATGTTCTCCGCCCTTGGTGAACAGATGGCAGAGCAGGGCGGAGAATATATTGTCAACTTCATGGGAGTTGTCAGCAAGAAGACAACCCTGATTAAGGCAATCAAAGAAGCCACAGATGCTCTGGATGAATTGTCTGAGGTCTTGAAAGAAGAACATGAGTTCATAGTTGAAAATGAAGAAGCCGTTGAGAAGATTGATGAGGTTGAGGAAGAATATGAAGAAGCCGCAAACTTCATTGCAGAGAATCCCACCAAATTTATTTTTGATGCCTCTGAAGCATTGGAAAATATTGCCGCTATAAAGGCGGAACTTGATTCCATCCCCAGAGAAATCATCACTGTTCACAAAACCATTCATGTCAGTGAAGGTTCTTCAGAAAAACCCTTCACTGAAAAGCTGATTGAACTGACAAAGAAGTTCAAAGCCTTCACCGATCTTCTTGAGGAGCCTTCCGTTCACAACTTGCAGATGGAAACAGGTGGTGAAAGTTTCACAGAAGCCCTGGAAAAAACTCAAGAGAAGATGGATGGTCTTTCAGGGGCGGTTGAAAACTTTTCAAAGGTTGGTGCTGGTGGAACGGATGGCGGTTTTGATTATATAGATTATTTCACTGATCCAAACAGAGGCGGTGGTGATCCAAGGCTGACACAATATTCACTGGCGGAAACTCTTCTTCAGCAAATCATCTGGAAGCAAGATGTTCAGATGATGGAATGGCGGGAACACACCGCTGAAATTATCAGTGAAATATCAAAACTTTTCAATGATCTGATTCAAACCATCAAGGGAAGCATCATTGAAATTGACACAGGCCCAGGCACAGAGCCTTTCAATTTTGAATATCCTGATGGGGCAACCATTGTTCCTGAGTCTGCTTTGGAAGTCATCCTTGTTGAGATTCGATATAAATTAGGTGAGTTTGTTTTTTATCTGAAGGCTTTCATCCAGCAATTCAAAACTCTGATTGTTGATCTGACAAATGCTTTGACAGGTGCGGCAAGATACGGTGTTGGAAATCAGTTGATCAGTGGTGGTGGTGCTGTCAGCCCTGCTGATGAAGCGGTGCGCCTTGCCATTCTAAATTCAGCAGATAATTTGGTGAACATCCTGAATGTTTTGACCACTGGATTCCGAAACATCGGAGCCATTGGCTTCCCTGATGATGTCACCTACACTCCGCCATATCAGGGCGGAGATATTGGTGGAACTGGCGGCAATAGGATTGTTGTTGATTTCAATATAGGTGGGAATGTTTTCTCTGGCATCTTCAATGAAGATGATGCCATGAACATGGTGGAAACTTTACAAAGGGCGCAGGAAAGCACCCTATAATTTTTGGAGGAATTTCAATATGCCAACTTTCGATTATCCATATGACACTCCACTTGATTATACCTATGACTCTGATGAGATTGAAGTGGCTGGTGGAATAGCAAGTCTCAAGCAAGACTTGACAAATGTTTATGCTCGTTGGCATCTGAATGAATCCACAGGAACAAACTGTCCTGATGATGGTGGGAGCAGTAGAGATGGAACCGGCCAAAATATCGGTGCGCCAAATTGGGTGACAGGCAAGTTGAACAACTGCCTCACCCTGAATGGAACAAATGAATATGTTGATTGCGGTGCCATTGCTTCCTTTGAAAGAACACAGCCCTTTTCTTGTGCGGCTTGGGTGAAGACCACCGATGTTGCTTCCACTGACATAAACATTGTGACCAAGGGCGGCGGTGCCAACCTGGGATGGGCTTTCACATATCATCCCTCTGCCGGAAGCCTTGAGGTCAACCTTGTGAACACAGCCGCCACAAACCTGATCACTGTGACTGTCACAGGCATTGGGGCAACGATCAGTTCAGGGGCTTGGCATTTTGTGGCCTTCACCTATGATGGAAGTTCAACTGCGGCAGGGGTGAAGATTTATCTTGATGGTGTTCTTCAAACCATGAACGTGATCAACAACACCCTTTCAGCTACAATCATTTCAGGAACCAATTGCCAGATTGCCGCCCAGAATGCTTTGAACCTTTGGGGCGGTGATGTTGATGAGGTTGTCATTTGGGACATGGAAATCACAGGGCCAAATGTCACTTGGCTTTGGAACACAGGAACAGGAAGGGAAGAGTGGTATTATTACACAACAAGCCCAACCATTGAACCAACCGATCTTTTGAACCCAAGCAATGTGGTTGAATGGACAGCCTTCACAGAAACTCTTGGCGGCGGCAATGAGGGAACGGTCAGCTACACCGTATATAAAAACACAAAGAACCATGAATATTATTGGACAGGTTCAGCATGGTCAACTGGCGGATCATCTGCAAACAGCAACACTGACACTGAGATTGATGACAACATTGACACCTTGGATGTTTCTCCGCAGGGGATCGGCTTTGTTGCATACCTGACTTCCAACGGTGTTCAGAAAGTTGAGATTGATCTGAACTCCATTTCCTATGATCAAGCAGATGCTTCGATTCAGCCAACTGACATTCATCTCTATGAATCAGAGAACATGACTGACACAGGTTCAAGTGGTGGGCCAATGAGCAACACCCAGATTGCTTGTGGAACCATGAACAATATTTTTCCAAACATCTCAAGATTGGATCGGCTATATGGGCGGGTTCAGTTCAGAAAAATTTATGCCAAGGTTGATTCAGAAAACCTTGACACCTATTCCGGCGCACACATAGCAATCAAGGAAATTCCCTTTGATGAAAATGTTTCCATCATGTATTTGCCTGCCGCTGATGCCGCTGAAACAAGAGATGACTTGATGCCAGAGATGGAATCCTTTTATGAGATTGGAGAAATTGCAGGGGATGCGGAACTCTATTCTGCCGCAAGTGCTGGCAACACTCTCCTGGTTTTTCATACCATTTTGGTAAATAGAATTTTTACCGCTGTAGGACTTTATTGATTGGTGGGTCATCTGCCTTTTATTTTTAGAAAGGATTGAATATGTCTGTTCCAGTTGCTCCAAGAATGGGTTGGGTGAATACAGGAATTTACTTCACCAGAACCTTGAATGTTGTGGTGGGGGATGTCATCTACCTTGATGATGGAATCAATCAAGAGTTTGCCCAGGTCGCTAGGATTTCTTATTCCCATGTGGTGAATGAGAACACTTGGGGCAAATACAGTGCCTCAACCTTCATGAATCTTCATTTGGTTGAGGGATTGGAAAATGATTATGTGGTGGGATGGACTCCTTGGAGGGTTTATAAAAATCCCTATTGGGAGTCATTCGGTTGCTTCGAAGTTTCCGAAGACATTGAGGTTGGTGACAACACAATCCATGTTGACAGCACACAGGTTCGATTGATTCCAACCATCTATGCTGAAGGATCGGTTGAGGATGCTTCCATTCTTCCCGTTGCAACCATTGGTGCAGACTATGTGGCAGGGACGGATGATTGGCAATGGGATGTTGTAGGTCAGTTGTCCTATTGGACTTCAGAAAATCTCACCGTTGTTCCAAGTGCTTTGGCCTATGCCTTTTCACTTCTCAATGCTCCCATTATTGCAGGGACATTGACAGTCTGGTTGAGGAAGGAAGGGCGTTGGGAATTTTTGAAAGATGATGGCGCAGGAGTTTTTACAACCTATAGTTATGGAAATGGAACGGTTGATTACACTTCAGGATTGACTCTAATAAACTTAACGGGTGCGGCTGATCCCAACACCCACATAATTATTCAATACCAGATGGCTAGTCCCTTCAAAGCATACACAGGATTGACTATAGGAACAAGCACAGGCTCCTTGCCCGTTGCTCTTGATTGGGGTGTTTCCATCCCGCTTCAGGAAATTGGTTTGAAAATTTTCTATCAGGATGCCTCTGGAAATTATTGGTATGGAACAGATGGCCCAGACAATAAACTTTATTGGGATGATGCCAGATGGCTTCCTCCTTCACTTAGTTGGACTAATGAAAGCGGGCCAACTGGAAGTAATTCTGATCAAGGCTATTTCTATGACGACTATGCCAACCTTTATTATATGTTATCTTCACAAGGCTACAAATCTTCTGATGGGTATGTCTGGATTATAGATCAGGCGTTTCCATTTACTTCTTGCATCGGCTGGACAACGAACCATGCTGGCGTTCAAATGTGTACCAGAGGAAGCACAACCGATTTGATAGGCTATAGGACAAACATAGCGGGGGCATGGTCAACTAAAACCATGACTGATTCTGCAATATGCAGGGTTGCTCTTTACGGTGATGGTTACTTCTGGACAGTGAGAAGTGATGGAAGGGTTTGGTACACTGACGATGATTTTGCCACTATAACTGATGGCGGAGTGATAGGCGGAGGAGCAGTTGATTTTTATTACGGATTGGCAAATGATACCGCTGACAAGTTCCTGATCTTTGGTGATCAATCAGGATGTTATTTTCTTGATATGTCAGGCGGTGGTGTTTCACCTGCCGCAGGGAATTGGGTTTCCCGTGCCTCTTGGGTCTTATCAGGTGATATAAATTTTGGTTGCTATGATGCCAGCACCGGAGCTTGGTTGGTGGTTGGTGACAGCATATCTGCCGCAATTAGTTGGGATGATGGCGCAACCTGGACAACTTTGGATTCAGTCTTTGAGCCAATGTTTGGAACAACCCTTGCCCTGTTCACTTGTGCTACCGATGGCGATGGTAGGATAATTGTCATGGCGCAAAATACCAGAACCGTTGCCGTCAGTTCTGATGGTGGTGTGACTTGGTATCAAACTGGTGATCTGGGAGGGGAGGCAAATTGGGAAACTAATCAAAAAGCTATCTGGAATCCAGATACCAATGAAATGCTTATTGGACGATTTGGAGGTGGAGCGCAGGGCTACAATTCCACTTGGACAAAATGGGGAGTGTTAGGTCAAACGGGTCTGACTGATCAAATCATTGGTGATATTGATTATGAAGCTGGAACTGGTGAAATCAATGATGGTGCAATTCCAAGTGGGGTTGTAACAGCGGAATGGTATGCAACTTCAAAAGGCATCACCGAAATCACCGCCTATTTGAATGGGGCCACAGGAATCACCATCAACACTTTTCGGATCAGGGCAAATATGTTGCAATCACCATACACACCGATGGAAATTTATGAAGATGGTGGGGCAATTGTCGGTGATGGAACAGCAACCTTGGACAGAGAGAATGGATATGCCCTTGTCACTTTTGATCAGGAATATAATTCTGATTCCGTGGAAGCTGACTATTCCTTCTATGCAATTATCACCACAGAGTTTGAGTTCAACTATGATCTGATTGACCGGTCTTTGTTTCCCACTGATGGATTCATCCCAGGGGTGAAGACAGGGGATCTGTGTGTCATCTATGACAAGACCAATCCAAAACTCTCTTTGCAGTTTGATCAGGCAACCTGGGATCTGACCACCTGGACTGATGATGATGGTGGAAGTCCTGGCCCTGGCAATTATGATTTTATTGGATACCCACTTGTGACTTTCTTGGCAGGAACAACCACTGACCGCTTTGCTGTCTATATCAAATCGGTGACAACTCCTGATCTTCTTTATGTTGCTGACATCTATCAAGAGAGCCAAGGGGCAACTCCCATTGCTACTGACCAGCAAGTTGGGACAAATGCCGCAGGGGATCTGACTGTCTTGAATCCTGTCACTGGCATTGGATATTGGACATTGGACAAAGATGGTTGGGGTGCAAATTGGGTTGCCGGAAATATGTTGAGGATCAATTGCTCTGCCAATGATGACATGATGGTTGTTCAGGATGTTTACTCTGACAGGCTGGTCATGCTTCAACAAGCCTCAAATGATTATCTGGCAATCAACACCCATGTCAGCAATGCTCCCATCTTTGGTGATCTGGTTGCTGACAAGGGGATTGACTTTGACCAGAACACTTGGGACACAACCACTTGGTCTGATGTTCAACAAGGGGCGGCGGCTCCGGCCAACTATGATTGGACAACCTATCCTCTGGTGATGACAAATGCAGGAGGGATCACTGAAAGGTGGGGAGTCTATTTCACTTCGATTGTCACACCTGATCAGGAATACATTGTCAGTGTCTATTCTGAACACCACAGTGTTCTTCTGGCTGGTGTTCACATTGGCCCAGGAGTTGCGGGAGGTGGTTCTGATCTGGCTCCTTTGAACCCTGCCACTCTTGTTCCCTATTTCACAATGAGAAATGATGGATGGGGCGCAGGATGGGCGGTCAACAATTTTGTCCGGTTCAACACAGAAGGCGCAATGTCTCCTGTCTGGATTGTTCGTGTGATCAATGCCAGAAGTTCTGCTCAGATTGATGACAGTGCTGAAATCCAGGTCAGAGGTGATGTTGCCTAGTTGGGAGAGAAATGAAACTGCAAACAGGAGATATAATTCTTGGTTCAAGCAGATCCCAAAAAGTTTATGATCATGCAATCTTGGTGATCAATGAAACTGAAACGATTGAAGCCAAGGGCAACGGAGTCAAGAGAACACCTTTGGATGAGGCTTTGGATGGTGACAAGCAGAGGAAAATAATTCGGTTGAATGGGAAGCACACTCTGACAGAAAAGCAAACCTCTGTGATGATCAAAAGTGCTTCAAGCCTTGTGGGTCTTCCTTGTGGCAAAGAGGGAATTTTCTTGCAGGCGTTTGATGCCCTCCTCAACACCAACCGGTTCACCCGAAGATTGAGAAGCAGAAAAAACCAAGTGCGTTCAAGTCTTGTTGCCTGGATCTATTTTGTTTCCTGCAAAATCAAATTCAATGGCGTTGATTGGCAATCCTGTGAACCTGATGACATTGACAAAGAAAGTTTGAAGAATCCAAACAAATGGAAAACTCTGGAAGAGATATAAATGGGACTTGTATGTTCAACCGGATGTTCCTTGCCATTCTCAAGAACGGAGGCTATTGATTCCGGTTGTGGTTTGCCGTTTGCAAAAACCAGAGCCATTGATCCTGCTTGTGCGGCTCCCTGGTTGAAGACATATCCGATGGACACCGATTGTGAAGCACCTTGGGAAAAGACAAGGCCCATTGATGTTGATTGTGAAACTGTTTGGCAAAAAACCAGACCGATAGATGTTGAGTGTGAAACACCTTGGAGCAAGACCACTCCTCTTGATCCTGTCTGCCTCATACCTTGGCAGAAAACCAATGCCCTTGATCCTGTCTGTCCTGCCATCTTTGCAAGGGCTGAACCCGTTGACAGTCAATGCACCACAGAATTTTCACCAGAGGAAAAGCCTTGGGTGCAATGTGAAATTCCATATCTTGATCTTGGAGGAAGAATTGTGATTGCACAAGAAATTGAATTTTATAGAACTTCAGATGACCAACCAATTGAGTTGGTTCAGGGTTCTATCACGGCAGACAGGAATCAATGGTGCTGGACATTTGAGGGAGTGGTTGCCAGCAGGGTTGATGCAAACTATTTGAGACTTGATTCAGGGCCGGTTGAGTGCATCCTTGGAATCAACGGCTATTATTGGAAAATCTATGTTGAAAAGATTTCTGACAACTATGCCCATGCTTCTTCAACATATACGATTCAAGGAAGATCCAAATCAATTGAGATGTCTGCTCCCTATGCTCCACAAATGACTGACACCTATGGTTCAGCATATACCATTCAGCAATTGGTTGCAGATCGAATCAACACAGGTGGATATTCCTGGGGTCAAATTTGGGGTGATGGTGCAAACCTGAAGAACTGGACAGTTCCGGCAGACACATATTCCTATGCCAATTTCACAAGGATGGCGGTGGTTCAAGACATCTGCAAAAAGATTGGAGCCTTTGTTCAGACTGAGGGAGGGACAACCACAGATCCGGCAACGATAGTTGACCGGCTGGTTTTCAATTCTCTCTATCCCACTTCACCACATCAATGGGGAACGGCAACGATTGATGAATATATTTCACCAAGTCACATATTTTCACAAAGCTATTTTTGGTCGCCTGGAAAGGGTGTTGATTATGTTTATATTTCTGGGATGGGAACGAATGCTATTCTCAGGAAAATGTATCGGCTTGCATATGCTCCCACAACTGCATATCCAACCCAGACCAATGAACTGATGTGCCATGAAGATGCAACCTTCCAGCTTGGCCGATCAATTCTTGATACCCACCAATGGGACAAGACAGTTCACACTTTGATGCTTCCTCTGCCTCTTGCTTCAATGTCTATCAGGCCAGCTTTGATTCTCCCTGGAAATCTTTTGGAAATCACTGATTTGTTTTCCACTTGGAGAGGTCAGGCAATTAGTGTTAGGATTGCAATGGGTCAAAAGGTTGGAGTCACACAATCAATCAAGGTTGAACAGTTTCACACATAAGGGAAGAGAAGATGGGAACGAACACTTTCAATCCATATGCAATCTTCAGGCAGATTTTTCCCACAGCGGATTATCTGATTGTTGAAGTGACAGCGGTTCTTGGGGATGGTAGGTATGAAGTTCAAAATCCTGAAGGGGATGTTTTCATTGTTGAAGGGCCGGATGGTTACATTGTGACTGACAAAGTTTCCATCTCTTTGGGAAATATTGTGGGATCGGCTCCCACTCTTGTTTCACAGGACAGGCCGATTCCATAGGAGAAAAAGGATGTATGCCAAAATTTCAGATATTACTCTGACACAGGATACCATCTACACAAATGAATGGGACTTCACACCTGTTCCTCAGATGGTCAAGCCCACTGTCCAAGGCAATGTGGTCATTGAGGTGATCAACCCTGTCAGCTATTCAGGCAGACCAATGACTTTGCAGTTGGGTTGGATCAATGCTCAGACTCTTCGATATTTGACAGCCCTTCGGGACACCTATGATCAGAAGGCCAGGATCACAAGGCTTTGTGATGGCAGAGAGTTCACCACTGTCTTCAATCATGCAATGGGCAACCCGCTTCAGGTTGCTTCAATTGTTCCCAGGCCGGATCACTTCAATCAGGTCAGCCCTGATTGGTATGATGCAACCTTGAATCTTTTGCAGGGAGAAATTTCTGACACCACTTCTTTTTCATATGGAACATTCAATCCCTCTGACAAAGATGGCAACATCACTTTGAGCAATGGGGATCTGACAGTTGAGTCAACCTTGATTGGCTTGCGTTCTGTCCGGTCAACCTTCAGCAAGAACGATGATGGAACAGCCTATGCGGAGTTCACCATTGATGCTGATCCGGTTGGTGATGGTGAGATTGTGATTGGCATTGGCAACCCTTCTGCCAACCTTGCAACCTATGCCGGAGCAGACACAAATTCCTATGGCTATTATGGAGCAGATGGCAAGAAACTTTATGATGGTGGATCAGAAACAATGGGTGACACCTACACAGTAGGTGACAAGATTCAAATGGCCTATGACATGAACAACGGAAATCTTTGGTTTGGAAAGAATGGAACTTGGGTTGGTGATCCAGTTGGAAGATCAGATCCAGCCTTCACAAGCATCTCAGGTGACATGCACATCATGATTTCCATTGGCAGGGTTGGGAATGAAGTGACTGCAAACTTTGGAGCCACAATTCTTGAGTATATGTTCCCACAAGGATTTCTCCCTGGCTTGATTGAGGAGGCATGAAATGGGTGATGCCCTTCTGCAAGATTTGACCTTGCCTGTCACAGCCAATCTTGGCCTTCATGCTATGTGGGAAAACCAATGGGGAACCACACCCATTCGGCAACAAATGAAAACAACTCTTGATGGTGCGGCTGTCTTTGAATATTTATATCCTGTGAAGAGTGGAAGCCAGATCATTGTTGATTGCTCCTGGCTGACAAAGGCAGAACTTCAAAACCTGATCACTCTGAGGGATCGGGTTGTTCAAGAGATTATGCAGTTGACCTTCTGTGATGGAATTAGATATGAAGTTATGTGGGATCATGGAAGCACAAGACCAATCGAAACAGTTCCAGCAATTCCCCGCCCTGACTATGACGTTGAACTTTGGCCTGACGTTTTCATCACAAAAATCTATTTGATTGATGCTGGCTTTGGGCCAATCACAGGCTTGCCATAATCGGGAGGATTTATAATATGATGAACCCAATTGGAGTGGCCGCAATAATATTGGTTGTGGTGTGTATGCTTTCAATCTATTTGCTTTTGGTATCTAACAAGGAGGTGAACAAGTATGAGAAACAGAAATGCAATAACAAACCAACAAATTGTCCTGGGAATGATCCTGTCAATCTGCCTGATGATGGTGGTGGGATGTAATTCAAAATTTGTTCCGGTGACATACAAGTCAATGCTGGTGATGGAGACAACCTATGACACCGCCCTGACAATCTGTGGTGATCTTTACAAGCAGGGGATCATTGAAGAATCACAGAAGGAAAAAATCATCCAGGGTGCAAGGGTGTTCCAAGAAACATATGATTTGCTTGGCGTTGCCCTTCTCAATTATGAGAGGGCCAAAGACAAAGACAACTTGGAAAAGGTGATGCTTGCAATGGGTGAGTGTCTTGCAAACTATGACCGGTTCATCACTCTGTTCGAATTGTTCACACATAAGACATTGCCCAAAGGCACAATCCCTGACAGAGAATACATTGTGGACAGGGTTGCCACAGTTCAATAGTTCCTGGGGCGGGAAGCATGATCGGTGAAAAATTAGTCAGGAAACTCATGACCGAATGGTTTGAATATGTTGACAGCATTGTTGACAACTTTCTTTCCGCCCTGGAAAAAATTTATGGCAAGTTGGTGAACATAGAAAACATCCTCATCAATATTCAAAAGGAGAATGAAGATGGAAACAGCCCTGATTTTGGAAATCATAAGGATTGCCCTTGACAGAGGTGTTCCGGCAGTTTTGAAAATTCTGTCAACGTGGTCAGCGATCAATGAAGATGACATCACAGAGGAAGACATTCAAGCCTTGATTGGAAAACTGAAAGATCCAGCTTCCTATTTTGAATAAAAGATCATGTTGTCTCTTCACTTAGAATTGCACGGTGTTGACTGCCTTGATAATAACAAGGTGATGAGCAGAGTTTTCTATTTGATCGAGTCTCTTCACCTTCATGTTCGGAACTCTCTCCGGTGTGAATATTATCCCTATGGAATAACCTTCACCGCCCATCTCTCTGAAAGCCACATCACAGTTTCAACATGGCCTGAGAAGTCACTTGTTCAGCTTGATCTTTTTCTTTGTTGTGAAGATGGATTGAAGGTTGCTGGAAAAGCAATCAAACTTTCCGCTGAAGTTTTTCATGCGGCTTGCTACAACTCAGCAATCTTGAACAGAGAGGGAATGACAGTGGCCTCCCTTGACAGAAAGGATGGTGATTCCAATGTGCAATCAAGGCAATAAAGACTGAGGGCTTTTTTATGCAGAAGGGCCATCCCTGTTCAGACTTTTCAGGGATGGCCTTTTTTTATAGGATAAATTTTTCGAAGTCATCAATGAAGGATTTTCTCAGGGGTTCTTTCTTCTGCTTCTCAGTCACCATCCTGAATCTATAGATTCCATTTGAATATTGCTGACAAATATTCTTGAACTCTATGAGTGAAAACAACCAAGCTGAAGTTGCATGAAAATTCACAGCGGCAACATAGTCAGCCTTGGCGTTGTCTCTGATCTTCCAGACCAGTTCAGGAACACTCTTCGGTTTCTTCTGCTTTGGCCCTTGTCTCACAAGCACCCTGATTGTTTCTTTCTTTGTGAATGATTTGATCAACAAGATGTTCCTTGTGATCAATTCAGTCTCAACACCTTTTGCCAGCAGTTTTTCTTTGACGATGTTTGTTCCTGCTTCTATCAGTTTTTGATTGATCATTTTTCTATTCTCTCCCA